AAAGCAAAACAATCAGACTACCACATCAAATTTTCCATGCAATTTTAACTTTACCGTGTCCAACATGAATAGATTCAATCAGGGTATCGACCACGGTTAATTTATCGTCAATAGATATATCGTTCCATTTGCTCATGTAATCGCTGATGACGCCGATGTTTTGTCTGTCATACATTTCGGCTGACATCTGAGCGATTTTTTCTTTTACCGTTTTCTTCTCTTCATCAAGAGCATCAATGCGCTCATTGATATATTCCATTGTCGCTGTGCTTGCAGACACGATTTTGTCTATAAGCGTAGCGATTTCTTTTTCGATTTCTTCTGCTCGGATTTTCAGCTTGGTAAGCTCAATGGGGTCTCCGTGCTTCTCTTTATAAGAGAGCTTGTTAAACTCTTTGAGCTTGCGGGACATCTCGTCAAAGACGATGTCTTCAATTCCAGCCGCCTGTATTGCGCCTACACCGTCGCAGGAGGCGGAGATATACTTGCTGTTGCAGATGTAGTATCTTGCGTCTGCACTGCGTTTACGGGGATAGGATTTCAGGGAGAGGGCGTGTCCGCAATCAATGCACTTGATTTTACCGGCAAGCCATGTGTTCTTTGCTTTTACGGGTTTGGCTATCTGGCGCACATTCAGACACTTGCGTCTGCATCGAATCCATGTATCAGCATCGATGCAGCCTGCGTGTGGAGCAAGAACGAGGACATGACCGTCAAGAGAAATGCTCTTGCGTTTGGCCGCTTTGTTCCCTGTGTACAGATAAGCTCCATTTGTTCCAATGAACTGAGAGATGTCGTTGATGATTTCGGTTCCTTGCCCGTGGAAGAATTCAAAAATAGAAGCGTCTGCTTTAGCGTACACAGGATTTGTAATAATATCTCGGATGCGCATACGGCTAAAGTTCTTACCGTTAGGATTTTTAATTCCATTCTGGCTGAGGTAGCGCACCACATCTGCAAAGGAAACTTGCGGCATAGCATACAGAGAAAAGATAAGCTGCACGACCTGTATCTGTTCTGGAATGGGTTTATACATACAGGTTTTGATGCCCTCCATAACGGTGTTTTCCAGTTCAAACCCGTAAGGGACTCTGCCGCCCATGTAGAAGCCTTTTCTGCTGCGTGAGCGGTATGCATCCATGACACGCTGTTGAATCGTCTCGCGCTCAAGCTGGGCGAACACCATGACTATCATCAGCATTGCTTTGCCAATAGGTGTTGAGGTGTCAAATCGTTCTGTAATAGACACGAACTCAACGCCGTACTTCTGCAGTTCACTGATAACATTTGCAAAGTCAAGAACTGAACGGCTGATTCGGTCAAGGCGGTACACAATAATTCGTCTTGCGCCGCCAGCACGAACGGCGGCCATCATATCTTGAAAGTCAGGGCGCTCTGTATTTTTACCGCTGTACCCTTTATCTCGAAATACTCTGTGCGGATTATTTCCTACCTCACGCAGGCACAACTCAATTTGGCTTTCAATAGAGATACTGTCTTCTTTATCAACAGACTGTCTTGCGTAAATAAAATCTTCCATCGGTATCCTCCGTCTTATTTCTTTTTCGGTGTGTATTTGCTAAAGACGGTGTACAGGGTTTTTTCAATTTCATTTTTCTGTTCCTGTCGGTCGTCTTTATGTATAACTGGCGTGAGGTTGATGATGGTATAAATATCGCCGTCATATACGGCGTTGACTTTTTCTTCGGTATATTTTTTTGCAGCTATGATAACCAACCTCCTTGTTGGCGTAAAAAATAATGGGGCTGGCTTATTATCACCAGCCCCATCTCTACATGAAGTACTCAGGGTCTTAATCCTTTTTCTGTTTGAAGCGACAGCTGAAGCATATCGCCACGCCTGTTGTCACCAATGTTACCAATGCAACAAACAAAGCATTTAACGGTGCATCTCCTGTCTTCGGGATGGTAATGTTTTTGATAGCATCTGCGTCGTTATACCATTTGGATGTTGCGGTTTGCTTGCATATCATCCCAAAGTTCTGAATTAACACATCGTTGCTCATGCAAACCTTACCATTGTAGACATCTTCCGGTGTCATATTGAGCGCAGTCAACTCTTTTGTCAGTTCCAAAATGTTGCCATCAAAATGCACATCTGTTACTACTCCGGACACTGACCGTGTAAACACCAATTTACCGATTGTAACGGTATCACCACTGATGGTAATTGGCATATTGTTGTAATGTAGCTCCTGAAGTGATGTTTTTTCTTCGATGCTATATGTGAGCATCGGACGGCTTCCGGTAACAAGAGCTGCATACAAGCCGTTGTCCAGGTTTGTTGGTGCGGCCATATCGGTCACAATAAGTTTGCCGGGGTCTACCTTTTGATTGTCGGCATTGTACACCTCAATACTGTAGTAGGCGTATTCACCTTTGCGTGCAGTAGTATTCGGGTTTACCCGGAAGCTATTGCCGACATCGCCGGGAATCAACTCGTATTTTACGATGTTGATTGTGTATGTCTTGCATGGTTCTGAGGTGGAAGTCCAAGAGAGGGCATAAACGGAAGTTGTACCAAATACAAGTACAACAACCAGAAGCAGTGAGAAAATTCGTTTCATAGTCTTTTCCCTTTCTATGTATATTTCTTCGGTCGTGAGACGCTGTCTCTACCGAAAACTATTGAACGAAATCATTACACTGCAATGCAGGGTTTCATTATGATTCGCTGTCTGTAGAGCCCATACCGCCGTTTCTGACGCCTGTTGCATCGTCGGAGTATGTTACACCATAAGGGATGAAAATTGCCTGTAGGAAGCCGCTACCGGCCTCTACGGTAAGTGTTTTGCCTGTATGATTGTCGTTCGTGATTTTAGCGAAGATGTGCCCCTCGTTATCTGAGTAGTAATAGTCGCTGTCAATCACGCCCATCGTGTTATCCAGCTGCAGGCGGTACTTGAAGCCAAGGCCGCTGCGAGGCAGACAGCCAAGCCACCAACCCTCATCGACCTTGACCCGAATGCCGGTGGGAATTTTGATGGTATCACCGGCATCCAGTGAGAAGGAGAACGGCGCTTTGAAGTCATATCCGGCGGAACCGGATGTGGCTCTGGACGGGAGCTGGAGGGCTTCCCATGATTTCTTGATGTTCTCTTTCAGGGCAGGGGTCATTTCCTGCTCTTTATAAAATTCATCTTTGATAGCTTCGTAGTACTGCTCGAAGCTGACTTTTTCAAACTCACCGACTCTGTTCATTCTTCAACCTCCTGTGTGTAACCAAGTGCGTCCATGTCTGCCTGAAACAGTTCCCAGAACCCATCAATTCGAGGGTCTTCAATAGACTCAACAAGACCGGTGCGAAGCAGCGCCAGACACGCAATACCTTTGGGCGTCAGCTGATACACGGCATTGTCATCGTCTTCATCCGACTCTGCACAGTCGCAGCATTCGCAATCGAGGTCGCAGTCGTCTTCGGGGTAAGGGGTTTCTGTGACGCTCTGGCTTTTGATTTTGCCGTCTTCATCGTACTCGGTATATGTAGTAATGATTTTCTTAGTCATGTAGTTCCTCCTGCATGGATTTGATAATGGCGTCAATGGTGTGAGCGACGCTGACAAAGTCTTCGGCAGTATAGCCCTTAGTTGTCATAGCTGCCGTTCCGATACGAACACCGGAAGTCTGCTGCGGAGAACGAGTTTCATTGGGAACACAGTTCTTATTAAGAGTAATGCCATGCTTGTCCAATTCGTCCTGTACCGCTTTACCGGTCAACCCTGTTTCCGTCAGGTCAAGCAGGAACAGATGGTTGTCTGTACCACCTGTAACGACCTTGTAGCCCATCGAAATAAACGCATCGCACATCGCCTTACAGTTACGCACAACGGCGTGGATGTAGTTCTTGAACTTGTCTGTGCAAGCCTCCTCAGCTGTTACCGCTTTACCAGCGATGATATGCTGCAGCGCCCCGCCCTGACAACAAGGGAAGACTGCGCTGTCGATGCGCTTGGCAAGCTCCGGTTTGCAGAAAATCAAACCGCCCCTTGTGCCACGCAGAGTTTTGTGTGTCGTGGTAGTAATGATGTCAGCAAGCCCGAATGGGGACGGATGGTCACCAGCCGCTACAAGTCCTGCGATATGTGCCATATCCACCAGCATATAGCACTCGTTTCCTGTCTGCTTTTTATAGCAGTCGATAACATTTCTGAAGGTGTCAAAGTACAGGGTACGGCTATATGCCGAAGCCCCAATGACTACAAGCTTTGGATTGAACTTATAAAGCTTGTCGATAAAATCGTTTGTATCAATCCAGCCGGATTTGTTTGCTCCATAGTGGATGAAGTTAAAAATCTTACCACTGATATTCACCGGAGAGCCGTGAGACAAATGCCCGCCGTTATCAAGGCTCATAGAAAGGACGGTATCTCCGGGTTTCAATACGGACAAATATGCCGCAATATTTGCATTCGTGCCGCTGTGCGGCTGTACATTGACATGATAGTTAGTCTGGAACACCTTCTGCCACATTTCGCAGCAATATTCCTCCAGCTCGTCTACATACTGGCATCCGCCATAGTATCTGCCACGGCTTCCTGAGCGATGCGTAGCGGGGTATCCCTCTGAATACTTGTTGGTCAGGCAGGAACCGACTGCTCGCATGATGTTTTCACTTACGAAGTTCTCGCTGGCTATCAGTTCGATAGTCGTATCCTGTCGGTGCTGTTCTTTTGCAATAAGGCCAAATACTTTTGACTCCAATGAGTACCTCCCAGTTATTCACCACAGTTTGGACAAACCATTCTTCCCTCTGGAATTATTGCACCACAGCAAATGCAGCGGTCTACATTTTCAGCGGCGGGCTTATCCTTAATCTTGATGTACAGTCCGCAATGACAGGTTCCTTCCTCCATCTCACGGAACTCTTTGCACATACACTTGGTATCTTCGCTTCTCACAATAGCACACGGACAAAACCCATTGTTGTCTTTAAGTGCCTTGCGCATATGAGCGACGAAGTCTTTGTCAGGATTGATGTTGATTTGCATATTCGTTGTTCCTCCAGAACGGCCAGAATACATTGGCCGCATACTGATTGTCCGAGGCAAGCTCTACGCCAAGCACAGGGTCAAAACGGTGTGGCTTGTTCGGGATATAGCGTCCGAACTTTACGAAGACATTTTCGTAAAGAGAAAGGGTATGAAGCTGGTCTGGGATTTCTTCGGGATAATAACCGGTATAGATGACGACATCATCTTCGCAGTCATAGGTGTCACGAAACAAATCCAGAAATGTGAGAAGTTCCTCAAACTGTTCCATCGGTTCAAGCCCACCGAAGACAACCGCTTTGGTGAGGGGATTTGTCAAATACCGATGGCAGAGCTCATTATCGTCAATCGTAATGGGGGCGCAAGAGCGCCACCCATCATTTTGACAAACAGAGAGAGGAATACCAGCTTCGATACAGCACTTGCCCCCACAGGAAATCGTGCCAATGAACATGGCCGGTTTCTTATAATTGGTGAAGTCCTCATCAACTACCGTCTTTACCCTCATTCGCTCATTGCCTCCGCATAGGTGTACCACTGTCTTGTGTTGAACTCGCGGAAACGGTCTTTGGAATAAGCGCGTGACGGGACAAGATAGCCAACGATGCGCTGATATGTATCGAATACAGGTTCACCGCACACCGGACAATGGTCTGTGCCTACGAAACCGTGATGATGCTTGCATTCGTTGATGCGGGTGTTAAATGCAAAGTAGATAACGCCTGACTGTGCAATCTTGTTGAGCATCTCCCATGCCATATCCGTATTGGGGAAATTCGACTCCAGATTGATGTGGGCGATACTACCGCCGGAACACTTCTCATCCAGAATAGAGCACAGCCGCAGTTTTTCCTGAATGGTGCATTTGGCCGACAGAGGAATCCACTGATTGGAGTAAATGAATTTATCGTTGTGGTCGTACAGGACATTGTCTTTCTGACACAGGATAACAGCGGCACGCTCTGCAGGAACACTTTCGATATTGAAGGAGTACTCCTCGGTGAAGTTGTCCTTGACTTCGTTCAGCACCTCAAAGATTTTGCTTGCGAAAGTGACGCCCTCATCGGTATAGCTGATATAACCGAATTCGTCTGTCTTGGTATAACCGAAAGCTTCGATTACCTCATACAGGCCGAGGATACCCATCGTGCAGTACTGCTTGTCCATCTCTACTGCGCCTTCCTGATAGTTGGGAAGCAGACCCTTTTCGATGTTCCGGCGGATAATGTGCCGCACGGTATCAAGAGTTTTACAGCACAGCAGCGCACGCTTTTTAAGAAGAGCCAGATACTTTTTCTCATCGCATTCCGTTTCCAGCGCAATTCGCATCAGGTTGATGGTATTGACCTTGACAGAACCGATAGAAAGTGCCGTGCCGCCGATGGAGTTGATGAACGCATTAAGCTTTGAGGTATCTGACAGCAGGCGACAGCAGTTGGAAAGCGTATTCACATCACCGCTGATGAAGAAGTTACTGTCATTCCATGTGGTATTGTGGTCGCTGCACCATCTGGCAAAATTCTCGTCCACAAACTTTCCGTCACGGTACAGAAGACTATAAGTCAGTACCGGGAAGGTGAACATATTCTCGCTCCGGATTTGTGAAACGACCTCCATGAAGAGTTTCTGGTGTTCAATCAGCTCTTCCACACAATCAATGACATAACTGCCGTCCGGATACTGTACGCCGCCAAACAGAGCCTCGATATAATTGCGGTCAAAGATAGACACATTGACAAAGGCGGTCTGGTCGATGCGCATGAACGGCTGATTGAGGCGGTAGATGAACTTCTGGAAGCACTGTTTAATGTAATACTCTGGGTCTTTGATGATGTGACCGCTTTCGCAGTCTTTTTTCCAGAAGTAATATGTCCAAATCAGGACATTGGGGATACCCACAGCACCGGAACTGCGGTTACTCATGTAGCTGATATACTCGATTACATCATCCATGAAGGTGGTAAGGTGCTTGGGTGCCTGATTATTGTAGTTTTTCAGAAAGAAAAGTCCCTCGGTCGCCAATCTGGACAGGTCATAGGCGTAACAATACGGCAGATAGGTGGAAGTTGAGGCATCATGCAGATAAAAGCCGCCGTTATATTCTGTTTCCAGCCATTCTTTTGCTGTTCGGAGGTTGTACCTCTTCTTCATCTCATAGAAAATCTTGTTGAAAGCGAACAGCTTATCGTGGGATTTTCCTTTTTCATTCAAGAGACTGCGAATATCCTTATTAGAGGCGTTTGCATTGGCATCAATGGTCACATCGGCTACATTCTTATCAATAAAGCCATCGATGAAGTCAGAGAAATTCAACTGGGTTTCATGAAAACCGTTGAGAAACTCGAAATCCTCACCGTAGCGCTCATTGAGAGCCGCCATTGCCTTTTCAAAGTCTCGGTTCATTTTGAGTGGAATGTTCATTTGCTCCTGTCCTCCTCCTTTTAATGTTGATTAACCCACTGGTTTGCTGTTTGGAAGTCAAGAAGTTCTCCATCCACACTGAGAACAGGAACTTGTACGATTCCGAGCGACAGCATTTCGTCCACAGTGTTGTTTTCTGTGTACGCAATACCCTTTTCTTCTAATTTATGCTTGAGCACCTTACACTTGGGACAACCGGTTGAATACAGAATGATTTTCAATGCGGTTCAGACCTCCTTTGAGCCTTAAAGCAAGCCGCTGATACGGCTTTAGTTGGATACGCAGGACTTCTTCAGCGAAAGCGGCGGGGTCATCCTGCCATTTTGATATGGAATCAGCACAGGCAAGTGCTTGAATGGCGGAATAAGCATCACTCCACGAGCTGACACGGTACATTCCGTTTTTATCTGCGTCATAATTGCGGTTGTGTGGGGCTGTCATGAGGATTTTGAAGTAATCTCCGCCCTCCAGATTGTGAATACCGTCATCTACCAGCACATCTCCCTTGATAAGCTGTTTATGGGCTGTGATGATGACATCGTTCCATGTCAGGAATGGGAAGTAGTGGAACAACACCTGCTCCATTTTGGCCGCCAAGGTCTGGTAGTTCGATGTGGTCACAATCAGCACAGTATGTCCATCTGCAATTAGTTTTTGCAGCGCCTCTGACGCGCCTTCCATTGGTTTGACCCAGCTCCAAAAGGCATCCTCAAACAAAGGGGCATATACTTGCTCTTTTGTAAGGGTAGGAAATGCCTTTGAAATATCCCAATCGGTAATATCCGAAAGGTTGGTACTGGTTTGATGCCGTGCGTTCAGGTAGGCGACCCAAGCTTCAGCGAGGTTCTCGATAGTATCATCCATATCAACAAGAATTGTCAGATGACGCATATCACACCTCCTTACAACTCATCGAATGTTGTCTGGTGAAAGCCTGTGTAATCTGTAAGCCATGCAATGACACGCTCTTGCAGGTCTTTCAGCGTACCATCGTTGACAATCCAGTAGTCCGGCGTTGTATTGTCGAGCGCGGTTTCTGACGGATGCGCCTGTTGTTCTTTGGACAGCGGACTTGTGAAGTTCTTTCTCACGACACGCAAATGAACCATATCAAGTCCGGCACTCTTAATGCAGTCAATCTCGTTGGGGAAGCGGCAGTCGGGAATGAGCAGATAATCCCATGCATCAGGGAAGAGTTCTGCCATTGAGATAATGAAATCGACCCAGAAATCAGGCTTCTGTGTGCGAATGACATCTGTTCCGACATACTGCAGAATGTGGCGTCCAGCATCGTCCTTCTGCCCATTCCATCCAAAAAACTGCTTGCATATGTATTTGAGCAGGTCTGCATAGTGAGCGACCTGTACTTTATAGCCGTCTGCTTCCAATGTGGATTTCAAAAACCCGGCTGTTGTATCCTTTCCGTGCTGTGCTTTGCCAGAGATAGCGATAATTTTCACGGCATCAGCCTCCTTTTTTTATGTGTTGCGTACTGGCAGAAACAATCGATGGCCTGCCGTACATTGATGGAGCCGTCCGGCGGCCTCCATATATGTTCCTTGCCATAATAGATTTCTCTTACTTTGCAGTATGCCGCGACAACAGGCTTGTCCGGGTCATCGACTTGGTGCTCACATATGATAGCGACCGCACTCTTCCCAACCATTGTGAAGTCATCTACCATTCTTTCAATAGCAAGCCTTTGCCCGTAAGGGACAGCGGCGCCACGGTGTTTAACTTCAAGGATTATGTATTCACGATTGCGCAGTTCAATCAGTCCGTCAATGTCTGTTGGGTAGATGCCACCATCAAGCTCCAGGCCTTTGAAGTCGATAAGCTGGCGCATCTTTTTGGGGTTTCGTATTTTGCTTTTCATAGCCTCACTCTTTGTGCGGCATCTTACCGCAGGACTTTTTCTCCTTACAGAAGCCCATATACTCACACTTCGGCATGAAGTAGTGGTCAACCAGATATGCCCACTCTTCCGAATACGCACGGAGAGCATTGCACACATCGTCAAACAGCTTTCGATACTCATGATAAGCACGAGAGCACATCCGCTGATGAGACATATCCATGAGATTTCTGGCGTTGTGCTTGCACACGATACGGGTAGTCATTCCCAATGGCAACAGCAGTGCTGTGTCCTCACGGGGAACGCCGAACGCATCCAGTGCGGTAAGCGCATTTTGGAGAATCGTCATGACTTTCTTGTACCCGGCTGACGCCGCTTCGTCCTTTTCAATGCTGGGCGGTACGACATAATCAAAGCCATGTTCGTAGTCGATATATCTCGTACTTGCCTGCAATCTTGTAGGTGAACCGCCAATGTGGGTGTACCACTCACGAATAACTCGTGCGGAGTAGCCATCAAGAATCATATAGGCATCGGGGAACTCGAAAGTTCTCCCGTGTTCACTCTCAAGGCAGTCAATACCTCGACGATAGTTTTTCTTCTGGTCGGAAATATCGGCGCCCCAGCAGACACCGGCCTCCGTTCCAATCATGGTGATTGGCTCTTTGCAGGTGAAGTCCTGAACAATTACCTTACCCATTGGCACCCTCCTTTACGCCTGCTGTAAGTTCTGTTTGATGGCGAATCCATCAAGAAATTCATCCATTGCCTTGGTGTCTCCGGCGGACAGTTCCGCATCTTCTTTGACACGATTCTTTTTTCTTCTGCCACCACCTGTGAGTCTGTCGAATACACTGTGGTTGATTTCTGCTGTATCTACATGGAAAGTAACCGTAGGGTTGTACTCCCATGTTGCTGGGTTCGCCCAATATTGCTGCCAGTTGCCACCAGTCGTGGTGGCCGTGGTAGTAATCGTTTCAAACGGATTGTAGTAGAAGGGTTCTACAGTAGCAGTTGTCGTAGCGGCTTGTGCAGTGGCGACACGCATGGCCTCAGCCGCAATATTTCCAGCATCGATAACAGCAGCATCCATTCTGGTAGTGCGGGTATGTGCATCAAAGCGGACAGTCATGCCTGTATCCGTGAATTGGACAGGGTCACGGCTGGCAAGCCGGAACACCCGGTTCTCTTCATCGACAACAATGATGTCGTCCAGTGCCATGTATGGATGATAGGTCATCCCGAGCATCGCAGGTGAGACCATCGTGCGTTCAGTCGGCTCATTGATAACCGCAATGCGGTAGCCATAAAGGGTGCCATAGTTATCGACATCTCTGTTTGCGGGGATTTCTACAAGAGCACAAAGTTCCCGATAGAAATCTTCTGTCATAACGAGGATGATTTCATCATTTGTGCAATAAGTTCTCATGCGCTCCGCCCTTTGCAGGGCAGAGTCATGATGCCTATGAAATTCTGCTCTATCCATTCTCAGTTTACCTCCTCGATGGGTGACACGGTACACATGGCAACGACCTTGTCGAAGCAGTCACAGCAGAACTGGAGATGAACCTTGTCGCCGTCATGGACACTGCCATAACCGATTCTTGTATGTATTGTGAAGTTCTCCTGCCGGTCAAAGAAATCAAGCTCTTTGCCGCAGAGATTGCAGACTTGTTTGTCCTGCAAAATTTGCACCTCCATGCTTATAAAATCCATGTTTTATATGTAATCAAAAAACCTGCTGATACGCTGTCAGCGTGTAATACTCGCCATCTCTCTCATAGCCTTTGCAGTAAATGATGTCGCCCTCTTTGACAGGCTCCTTATCAAAGACTCTGTTGAAGACAGTGAACCGGCTCTCCTTGCCGCTGCCGATAGATTTCGTGAACAAGCTATACCCGAACTGCTTATTGTCACGCTTACGATACAGCGGCTTGATATCCGTGATGTAGAGTTTGCGCCGGTCGGCTTCGTTGCCGGACACATAGCCGATGTAGCCCATAACATCATAGAAGTTGCGCACCTTGATAAGGTCGCTCAAGTCATCCATTCCTGCTGCTTTGATGACGGTTTCTGCCTCTCGCAGGATAGATGCGACATCAAGAAGCGTATAACTCTTTGCGATGCCGCCTGACTTGGTTACGCCCACCGCATATCGCTTTACGATTTCCTCCAACGGCGTTCCATCCACATCGCTTTTTCGTATCTGCTTGGCTTGTCCTTTCTTGAACATCTCGGAAAACAGACTTGTTATGCGGAGAAGTTCACGCTGATTACCAAAGTCAGAGAAGAAATCCAGCTTAATGAGGATGTCAAGCTGCCTGGAGTTAATGCTGGTCTTTTCATCCAAATCCCTGAGCAAATCCATGAAGTAGGAGTATTTATTTCTGGCAAGGTCATAGAGTTCATCGGCAAGATTGGCGCTCATATACTTGATGGAGGTGAGCCCCTTTGCAATGATTCTCTTTTCTCGGTCGAAGAAATACTCACCTCTGGACAATCCCCACTTTGGCAGTGTGACGCGGATGCCGACGCTGGTAGCGTAATTGGTAATGGCGGCGGTCTTATCCATGTTATCGCCAAAGATATTGAGTGCCGCAGTGAGGAACTCCAACGGATAGTAGTGACGCAGATACCCACAGATGTATCCAATGGAGGAGTAAGCATCAGAATGGTTCCATGAAAAGCCATAGGCGGAAGCATCCAGGATGATTTGCAAGAAAGGCTTGATGATTTTCTCGCACTGTTCCGAAGTCATGCTGTATTGTTCCGAACAATAGGCAACGAACCGTTCCTCAATCTCAGGGAGCAGTGTTTCTGTGCCTTTCTTCTTTGCAATAGCACGGCGCACATTATCGGACTCTGCCGCAGAATAACCGCAGAACTTAACAAGGAACTGCATGATGGTCTCCTGCATGGCAATGCGTCCGGCCTCGGGGGAAAGAAATTCATTCAGCGCATCAAAACCGTTATCGTAAAACTCGCCCTTTGCAACGCTATCACGGAAACTGGCGCAGGCAGGGCGGAGAAGTCCGTTGCCAAAGGACATCCATTTCAGCATGGAGAAGTTCGGAATTTTAGAGCGAGCTGTTTCCAGTGTGCTGTCCGACATAAACTGCCGGAGATAATGCTGTGCGCTGTCTGACTCCCATTGGAAGATAAGCGTTGTATCATCGCGGATGCTTTTCCATACGCTCATATCTTCCATATCTGTGTTATCGGGAGTAAGCCGCTCAATGCCGAGAGTTTTACAAGTCTCATTGATGACACCGATATTATCAAGCCCCAGGATATCCAGCTTGACATACATCAAGTCGTCCAGTTCTTTCATGTTAATCATGGAGACCGGATACTCAGATGTAGATACGCTGCAGAGACCTACGGTCTGCTCAATGGGCAGGTCGCTGATAAGCACACCGCTTGGGTGGGTTCCGATGGAAACAATAGTGCCGTTGACAATATCCACATACCGGAAAACCTCTGGATACTTTTTACGAACTGCCTCTTCATGCGTCTCGACTTCTTTGCAGATGTGGTTGGAAACCTGAATATAGTTAATGTCCTGACGGTCTTTGTAGAGGGCACGGCACACATCTCGAACAGCTCCCTTCAACGCAATGGTGTTAAAGGTAATGATTTCTGCGGAACGGATGCTTGGCAGGTTCATCTTGTCACGAAGCAGGAACCGTTTGACTGTGTCTCTGTCCTTGCCAGAGTAGTCCGTATCAATATCTGCATTGGTCACACGGGAGGGGTTCATAAAGCGGAAGAAGTTCAGCCCAAACCGCAGACTGTCCATTTGTGTAATACCAAGCAGATAGGCAATCATACTGCCGGACACAGAGCCTCTTCCGTAACCGCATTGGATACCGTTTTCATTTTCCCATTCCCGCAAATATGTTTGCAGGAGCATAAAGTCAATAGACTTTGTCGCCTTGTAGACATCAAACTCTTCTTCGACAACACGCTCCAGCTCCTCTTTGGTATGGTTCTTCAGCGCATAGGGATGCGTCTCCATAGCAGACTGGACTTTTTCTCTGAAAGTCTTTTCCGGCTCTGCGTAAATGTGAGGATACTTGGTTCCTCTATCCAGCTCAAAAGGTTCCACCATATTTGCCAGCAGGTTTGTGTTTTCAATGGCCTGCATATACTCGGCTTCCGGTAACGAACCTTGTGCTCGATAGGCTGCGACCAATTCATCATAAGTTTTGAACTTCAAATCCCAACGCTCTTCGCCGTCGAAGAAAATATTTTTGGATGCCTGTAGGATACTGCGACCTTTCTCGTGCTCTTCATTCAAAACATGAGTGTCTGTTCCAGCTATCAGTGGGATGGTGAGTTCCTGACTTAACGCAAGCAGCTTTTTGTTATAGGAAATCTGTTTTTCATCCATGTGATGTCCGACTTCCAGAAAACAGCGATGCCGGTTACGAGTCAAAAAATCGAGGTACACCCGCTGTACCTGCTCGTCACCTTTCCCAAGCACACCGCCGACACAAGCGGTAGTGACAAGGATGTTATCCGATGTGTGGAACAACTCGTCAAAGGTAATGCGGGGAGCATAGTAGAAATGGTTGTCCTTCCTACAAAAACTGTTAGACACGAGACGGTTCAATTCCAAAAAGCCGCTGTAGTTTTTGGCGAGAAGAACACAGTGATAGTTGTCTCTGATTTTTTCTGTAAGCGTTGTGGTGAGATAGCACTCAACGGCGTGGATATACTTCATCCCAGCTGCTTCAATCGCACTTTTCTTGTGCCACCACTCAAAAACAGAACCGTGTTCGGAAAAGCCCATCGCATTCATACCGCATTCTTTGGCTTTTGCAATGTACTCTCCGTATTTTGTGACCGAATCAATATTGGTAACGCCATTTGACAGGTCGCTATGTAGATGATAGACGGTGTATTGCCCACTCATCGCCACGACAGCCTCCCTTCGTAGAGTTTTTTCCAAGTTTCTTGGCCTCTATCGACAGGACTGTCCTTTTCACCAAGTAAATTATCCTTATCCCAAAGATATTGCACATTGACAAACTGCTTTAACCGCTTGATATTGTGGTCGTCTCGGATGCAGACATCCTTATCAAGGGCAAAAACCACACGGCAGCCAAGTGCTGCCAGCAATTTCATCTGATTTGGGTTCAGATGCGAGGTCAAAATCGCCCCGGTATTGTGAATTCCGTAAGTATCGGCAAGTAGAACGGATTTGCAGCCCTCAAACAAGATGATTTCCCCTTTCTGGAGGATAGCATCTCTGTTTTCTGCAAGACCATAGATGGTTTTCAACTCACCCCACGACATGAAATAGGTGTATTTACGCAAACCCTTCTCTTTCCAGTGCGGGTCGAGGGTTCGCCCACCGATATTGACGATTTTCCCATCTGGATTTCGTATGGGATAGACAAGCCGGTCGGAAAAGCTGTCGTAGTACACCGAAAACTTGTCTATGGATGCACGGGAAATTCCTTCGCGCTCCCAAACGGCCAGCTTATCGTCTCGTTTTTCATACCGTTCCATGTAATCGTCCGGTAGTACCGTTCCTTTGGCCTTTTTTGCTGTGTTATGGGGTGGCGCAAACCGTTTTGCCACCTCTGTAGCTGCAAGACGCTTCCTTGAACTTACTTTGCCGTTAAATCCGCTGTATTTTTTCAGCTTTTCTACGGCTTCTGCCATACTACACTTGTCATAGTACCGAATAAATGTCAGCACATTGCCGCCGATACCGGAGGAGAAGTCAAAAAACGAATTTGTTTCTTTACGAACGGAGAAAGACGGCGTGTTTTCATCTTTAAGAGGTGACAGTGCCCAGTATTCTCCGTTTTTCTCTGTGAAATCCGTATATTGAGAAATGTAATCCAGAATATCGACTGACTCTATCAGTTCAGACAGCTCCAAACCGTCTCCTCCTTTCGCATTTTATTTAATTGTGATGACGGATTAAAATGGCGTCTGAGGAATATGCTGTTTAGCCTGTTCATAGAGAATGTGATTGCCATCAAACAGCAAGTCTATGTATTCGTCCTGTGTCATCTGCATACCGTTACGATTGACTGTGACACGCAGCTTTTTATTGCCACATTCCGCACCGTCTGCCTCGATTTCCTCCGGTGTTTTATCGGAAATCATGGCAATGGTCGAAGCGTTTCGTGCAATCTTGGCGCTGTCGGCAAGCTTACCTGTGATAGTTGCCTGTGCCGCACCGATACCGGCAATATTCATCTCTCCGCAGATTTGGTTCTTCACCATATCCACAAAACGGCCAAGTTCCTGATAGCTATCGAAGGCATCACCCTCGCCTTTACCTTTGAAGTAGTCCACGATAAGGACATCCAGCCCCTGAGTGTGCTTGACCTTGTTGACAGCGGTATAAATACTCTGCTGGTCGAACATGGGGATGTAAATATGGGTGAACTTACGAGTCTTGAGCCACTCTTTTGCCGCCAGAATCCGCTGTTCCTCTTCCTCACTGTAGTTACCGGAGGTGAGGCGCTTATACTCAATGCCTGACAGATGAGCAAGAATACGGGAAGTAAATAGCCGTGTGTTCAACTCGCTGTCCAAATACAGCACGGCGTAATCCTGCTTAAGCAAATCCACTGCACAATTCAGCAGCATCATACTCTTACCCTGCTTCTGTTCGGCGCCGAAGATGAACAACTCTCCACGCTCAATGGTGGCGTAATCGTTCAAAGCGGGGAACTTGAAGGGGATTCCTGCGTAACCGGCGCCCTGACGGCCTTTGATTTCCTCCCAGCATTTATCGACCACATCTTTATAGGCCGGGACATCATTGGTTGTAGAAAACTCCATCATCACATCGTCAAGCATCTTATAGATTTTCTGCTCGATGTTCTCAGCAGAAGGTTGTGTACACAGCTTTTGGCATTCCTTTAATTGCTGGTATGTATCTCTGCGAAACGCTGCGTCCATCACATTATTTACGAGAAGCTTATACTCCTCGACTGTATTTCGGCTGATGTTTTCGCTGTTTTCCATGAGCGTATAGAGCTGGTCGATGCTCAGCTCATCCGCAAAACGCCGGGTAGCCTCTTTAGCAGTCAACGCTTGGATAATATTGTATGGGTCAATGCGTTCAATGCCATCTCTTGCAAGAGAGCAAATCGCCTGATAGATATAGCGGTTCTCTTCGTTTGTGAAATGGTTTGGCAGCAGCTGCTCGGAGTAGTATGAAAAATCAGGATGGTGAATCAGCGTGGCGATAATACCCGCTTCGCTTTCGACCCGCGCCATATCTTCATTTGCCAGCATTTCTCATCACCTCTTCTTCATCAACTGATAGTACTCGCACTCATCCTGCATTTCGCAGAGGTGGGTACATTTGAAAAACTCACATGACGGTTTGAAATCTGATTCTTGCCGTATCTCGGAAATCATTTCTGCAAGCCATTGTTTCGCACCTTCGTAGTCCTTATCCAAGAACGGCTCTTCGATGAAGGTATCGGTGCGGAAACAGTTGAAGCAAAGCTTGCGAGGCCGAACACCGTATTCCTCCTCGACCGCAGCCGAATAGAGGTATAACTGCTTAAGGTAAGCATCCAGTTCCTCGTCCGTTTTGGTCGGTTTCTCCCGCTTGCTCCGAGGCTTCAAAACCCTGGACTTGTTATCCACCACATAGAGGGAGCCATCCAGCTCTCCAAGAAAATCAATGTAGCCAATGAAGGGGATTCCATTCACCTTGAAATCCACCTTCTTTTCAATGGCTACAGGTCGATACGGGAACGGGTGGATGCCCCGCAAATACCGAAGGCCACCAGTAAAGTAGTTCCCGAAGACCGTTTTATTTGGCGCCCGACCGATAACCTCTTTCTTGAAATCTCGCAGGTAAATGTCTGTCAACTGACGCGGGGATTTTCCCTCCTTGAAGTAGGTTTCAATCAGCTTGTGCATGAATGTGCCATAGCTTGCGAAAAACATTTCTTTGCCGTGGATATGCCGGATGTACTTCAGATAAAATCGATACGGACAGTCTACGAAAGCTTTGATACGGGAGTAGCTCCAGACCATATCGTCAATGAGCGGTGCGTAATTGATTTCTCCCATAGGCCGCCACCTTTAGAAAGGCAGGCGGTTGTCGTCGATTTCACCCTCATCAACTGTGGGCTGCGGCTCTGTACTGCTGTCACGAGGTTCCTCTCCGTCAAGCTCGAAGGAGAACATTTTGAAGTTGGTATATGTAACCTTTTTCTCTTTGTCGTACTTGGTCGTCACATCTACATCGCCGAGTTTGATGCGGTTGCCCTCTTTCAAACCGGCAGCTTTCTTTGCTGCCGCCGTTCCGATGGCAAGGACGAAACCGGAAAAATCCTGTTCATACTCGCCGGACTGTTTGTTCTTTCGACTGATGGACATACGAACCTTCGTGCTGGTGTCGCTCATCGGCGTTACTTCCCAGACTTTTGCATAAGCACCTGTGCGAAAACCCATGTGTTACTCCTCCTTAATACTGAATGTCTCTTTGAAATCTGCCAGCAATTTACCGGCAAGAGCTGACTCGGTGATGGCAAAATAGTTGCCGCCCTTTGCGTACTTGGACACAAACTTTTTCACATCCTCCGCCTTATCTTTATTGGACTCAAGGAAGTGCTTGACTGTCTCGTCAAAACTCTGGATGATACCTTCCGCAATCATCTTATCCTCAGCCGCCTCAGCAGCACGCTGCTTGCTGCGGAAATTATCGGGGTCGTCATCCGGCGTTGCGATGTTGAAATACTTGAGAAGGAAGTACCGACTTGAGTAAGTCAACCCGGAACCAAATGCCTGTGAAGCATCGCTCTGCTGTCCAACAAGAGCCCAACTGACATCGATGCGTTCTTCGGGATTGTCGTTGTTGACCCAAGACCATGTCATATCGGCGCTTACCAGAATCTCGTTGCTATTTTCTTCGTAAAACTCGCCCTTACCAGTTGTCTTGGTTTTCTTATATGTATAGGGTTCTACCCTTGTAGTTCCAGACTGAATACTGGGAACCAGTGACAGGTGATACTTGTCCATAAAAACCGAGATTTTTGCGAGAATTTCATCTTCGGTGACATACTTGTAGCCGTAGCCGCTTTTGTTTTTCCGAATGACCTCGACCTGTTTTCTGACCTTAGCAAGCTTTTGATAAATGTTGCCTGTCTGCTCTGACATAAATAACCTTCTTTCCTTTTATTCGCCGCAAAGATAGGTAGCTTCCATATCGGCAAGATGCAGCAGGACAGCAAGCTTACTCCGCTCGAAAATTTTGCCGATAAAAGCATTCCCGCCCTTTACTGCTGTGTCCCAACCGCCCATATGAGCGCGGATAGCGAGAATTTCCTCCGGCTCGAGATGCATGAAGTTCTGAATAAGGATGACAGACTTGTCTGCGTGCTCTCCGCAGGGGAACTTCTCATCGATTTCATAGACCTCTTTCTTGTACCACTGGCTGGTCTCCTCATCCTTGACATTGCGAAAACCTTTCTTGTAGAAGTTGACCTTGCAAATGTCGTGAAGCAGCGAAACAACTGCGACAGTTTCTTCGGGGTAGCTGTTCTGCAATCCGGCGTTTGCCAGCCCTCTCTTTAAGCAGTCATACACATTCAGGGAATGCTGAAGAAGCCCACCTTCATGGCAGCCGTGAAACTTTGTGGATGCTGGTGCAACGAAGAAGTCGGAATCCTCCAACCATCGCAGAAGCATATCGGAGCCATCTCTGTGTACTGCGTTATTGTACACAGAAAGAAATCTCTCCTTTAACTCGCCCATAGGAACCACTCCTTTCAATCTTGTATTTTATTTAATTGTGTTGATATATGTAAAGAGAAACCTGCTTGATGCAGGTTCTCTGATTACCAATTTCGGTTGGATTTGGGAATGGGATAAAGCTTTTCTGCCGTTGTCTTTGCATGGGACAACTTCATTCTACCGTATGTCTGCATCAAAAGCATGACTGCGATATTACGGTTTCCGTCCAATTCCAAATCCTGATACTGGCTTTTCCCATACAGGCTTCCGTTTGCGGTGCGGAATGGGAGCCTCTCTTCACCGACATTCTGCCAGCCAAAACGGCTGGTATAACCATAAGTACCATCGTACTTCTTGATAAGAGACTTCTTGGCTTCCTCATCGCAGAAAACAGGATTGTCTCGCTTAAAAGACTCGATACGCTCCCAAACCGCATCGTACATATCGGGATTCTTTACATCCTCCATCATACGCTGCTCCAGCTCGGGGTCGGTATGTTCTGCGATATATGCCTTGATTAAACGGCTGCGCTCTTCGCCGACAGCTCGTTCACCAATCTCTTTGGCTGTTTCTGTGGCAAGCCAAGCACCGCCTGCAAAGATTGAAAACAAATCTCCGATACCCATTTTTTCACCGCCTTACATCAGGAAAGCCAGCTTCCAACGCTGGTAGTCTTCCATATAGTCTTTTTCAATTTTGTTTTGTTTGTGCTCCAGCTTGACCCTGCCTTTAACAACATATGTCCGCCCGGACATGAAATCAACTGCTGCGTCAGAGAAGTCCACTGGAATACCAGCCCGCTCTCTCTCGTACATCCGATAGAAAAGCCCGGACATCCATACTCTGTAGAAGCTTAACTGCTGCTTTGTCTTGCCATCCTGAAGTGCGGCGGCAGAGCGGTGCGAAAGCATAGAGCGAATGGACATGGTTTTTGTGGTAGCCCGAACCCCACGCATAATGGTATCGCCAGGAACTCTGTCACGCCGAATTTCTTTTGCGTAATTCGGATGTTTGTACAAAAAACCAGGAAGCTCCACCGCATTATGAAATGCAGGAAGGGATTCGCGGTAAAGAGGAACACAGTTCTCGCCGTACCGAATGGACATATCCATGAAGTCTACATCCGAAGCTGTGATGCTCAGCGTATCTTCTTCCCGGATACCGGAAAACGCCATCCAGTAGTAGCAGCGGTAGAGATTATCGATAGTCTCGTCGTCCTCTGGGTCAAAGACCTCGTTGAGATACCGCTGGAGATGTAGCGGGCTTGTGACCATCTGCTTTCTGACCTTGTCAAGACCGACCGCTGTGATGCGAAGCATCCCATCACAGGCACCCGGCACATTCATGGTGATACACCACTTGACATACTCTTTCAGTATCGTCAGCGACATCCATTGACTTTTGGAGCGCAATCCTACGATTTCATCAATCACAGGCTGTAGTTCCTCGGTGCTTTTCGTACACAAATCAGCACCCCATGCCTCTTCATGCGGCTCAAACGCGGTAAATACCGTTGTTGCCACATTCGCGGTATTGATGCTTTGTGTATAGTTGCGGATGAAGTTTATCTTTAACCCTTCATTGTACATGGCGAACCTCCCGTTAATTGTATGTAGGGTTATGCCGGAACGGCAGCATTCAAGCGGATTGCCTTATGCCAAACGGCAAGCAGCACCTCAGTATCCAGAAATGAAATAGCGGAGGTAGCGAGGAGATTTGCTGCTGCTATCTGCCGCATATAGCGGTTGGACAATGTGGTGATATACTGACCGATGCGTTCTTTCGACATACATTCGGGATTCTCGCACAGAACCATGCTATCCAAACGAAGGCCACTGTCAGCCGACTTGATAACAACATGGGTGGGCTGTCCGGCTTTCTTAATGGAACTGGTGAGGGGAAGGGCGATGATGTTTGGACTGTGTGCGTTGCCGACATTGTTCTGAAAAACAACACCGGGGCGCCAGCCATTTTGTTCGCAGCCGCTTCCTCCAAAGTCCATCAGATATACTTCCCCAATTTGAGGGACTCGCTGCTCATTATGATGAAAACCCAAGGTACTAACTCCTTCAATTCAATTATGTTGATAGTTGGAGTATAGCATAATGGCGGTTTCAAGTCAAGTCAATTATATAGACAACATAAAAAGTTTATGAGAAAATAAGGGTGTAGGTTTTCTCGGGCTCCACAGCTTTCATGTTACCGCAGCTTACCGTGAGTATAGTACCCAAAGGATTGGCGTCGCTATTGATTTCGGCAAATTTTATCCGGTCGATGCACATAGTACTTGTCTCGGACTTTAGGCAAATCAGATTGGGATTTTCGCATATCAACATAATTGGGAAGGACAATCTGATTTTGCAGGGGTCTGCCACACGATACCATTCCTGATTCTCCGTGTAGAAGAGAACCTGTTGCGGTTTGTTTCGGGAACAGTATTCCTTCAGTTCCCTCACAGAAACTCTTTTTTTCATCTCGTAGTCAGAAACCTCCATTGATTTATGAGGAAGCCCATGTTATACTACAAGTGGGTCATGATGAGTGGTGTTGTTATGACCACGGCCTGTAAATCTATGGGCTGCTCGCATACTGTTTTCTTGAGTTTGTGTTCATCGGCAGTATGCAACATGGGATAGTCCGTCGAAAGGCGGGCTATTCTTTTTCCTATTGACAGAAACATAAGTTTATGCTATCCTGTCAATACAAACAGTAGTTACGGTGTTAATGCTACCACAAATAATGGGTCGTGTCAACAACCAATCTCAAATTACGGAGGATAGTCATCATGGACTTCGGCCAGCGCCTGAAAAATCTGCGTTTGGAGCGCGGATATACACAGCAGGATTTGAGTTCTGCTGTCGGAGTCTCTACCGTTGCTGTTAGGTCGTGGGAACACAACACGAAAAAGCCGAACATGGATGCCTTGATTGCGCTTGGGCGTTTTCTGAACACATCGATAGATACGCTTCTTGATATTCAGCCGAAAGGAAGCGAACAAAACTACACTTTTATACTCTCTCCCGCAGAGAAACGCTTCCTACAGGATTATCGTGAGCTTGATTCCCACGGCAAAAAAATCGTGAACACCGTATGCTCTTTGGAGAAAGAGCGTATTGACCTGGCGGCAAAACCGAAGAACCGCAGCAAAGTTATCCAGCTTGCAAATACCGAGAGAGAGCGGTATATCCCACGATATACTACACCATCCGCAGCCGGTACATCTGTCCCGCTTGACGGCGCTGACTTTGAGATGATTCTGGTGGACAACAGTGTCCCAGACGAAGCAGATTACGCCGTAAACATCCAGGGAAACAGTATGTTCCCATATATTCACGATGGCGACATGGTATATGTGAAAAAGGATGCGGAAATGGCTATCGGCGATGTCGGTATCTTCTGTGTGGATGGCGCAATGTACTGCAAGCAGTACTATGTAGATGAAAATGGGAACCTTGAGTTAGTATCCGCGAACCCAGAGCTTCGTAACACGAATGTCTTTGTGTCGTCGGATAGCGGCAGCTCTGTAAAATGCTACGGAAAAGTTCTGATGGGCTTCAAGCTGGAACTGCCAGACTATTTGTTTGAGGAGTAAAAGAGCAGGGCAATCACGCCCTGCTTTTTCTTTACTGGATAGCAGACTGAATGTGGCTTTTTGCGTCGTCGATTTTTTCGAGCGCATCATTCAGACTATCCAATGCGTCTTCCATCTTTTCAAACCGTTCTGTGCTTTGCAGATTTTCAGGGTAGTTGTCAACACAGTCCTGCTCCTTGTCGCAAACCCTTTCTACCACAGAAGCGGCATTGCTCAACATATTGAGGGCGTCTCTGAGCTGCCCCCGTCTTCTATCATCCACTCAATTCCTCCTATGAAAGCAATTTGCATAGTGAATTAGGCCGCCTGCCATACACCAGCGATATTCATATCGAGCCGCAGAGTATCTTCTGCCGCCTTAGAGATAGAGAACGAAGTGACTTCCTGTAAAAGCTTACAGAAACTATTCTCTCTACCGTTTTCCAAAATGACCTCGTCGCAGAAGATGCTGATAGTCAGCACTTTGTTATCCATATTGACACTCGCGTCAATGACGGAGCAATCAATCTCTTCAAAAAGCGCATCGACTTTCTCGCAAGCTCTGCTGACCTGCTCGGATTTTTCCGGTGAGACAACAAAAGCCGCACCGAACTCTTTGGAGGCATCCTCAATCAAACCATGCACCGTGTCAAAACAACCTTTGTATTCCATATTGTCCGCCCCCTTATTCGATTGGTGTTGTGATACCATGAAAGGTAAATGTCAGCCGAATCCTGTTTTTTGCCAGAGGATAGACCTCTGTATTGCTGGCAAACTCAGCAGCTCTGGCAAACCACTCCGGATTATCAAAGTCCAACCTCTTTGCCTCGATAGAGACACTGCCCATTGTCTTGAACGGTTCACACAGTTTATATGAAAGAACGGCATCCGTTCCTTTGGCAAAATGCTTGAGCACAGAATAGACGAACTTCATCTGCTGATGCTTAGGAAGACTGATGATGGTTGTCTTCATCTCATCATTCATCACCTCATCATAAATGGCATCGACGAAACTGTCGAACGCCGTTTCAATGTCGGCATCAAGCGCATACTGCAAATCCAAATTGTTATCCATAAAGACCACTCCTTCCAATATCTATTATACCACACACAGTCAACTGCAGAGCTGACAGGTGATTTCCACCTCGCCAACTGCGTTCTCTCCGAGAATTTGCAGTAGAGAGTTCGCAATCATGTCTGCGTTGATTTTTCCACTAAAAGAAAGAGAGACCTTTTTCATGGACATAATTTCATTCTTTTCAGGCGTTAAGGCGTGAGGTTCCATCAGCTTAACAGGAGTTGGCGCAGGCTTTACCTCGCCCTTCAAAAAACTGCACCATGCTTCTCGCTGTTCGGCATTCATGGAATGCCCTACGGGGAACTTTACCGCAAGGCCATTTGCTTGAATAAACCTGCGTATGGTAAGCGGTTGTACATGAAACATAGCTGCCAGACTGGTTGCGTTTGCCCCGTAAACAGCCAGCAGGTGGTTGAGATATTCCTCCTGCGTCGGCTTGGAAACCTCCTTAAAAATCTCCCAGGAAGTAGGTTGGTTCAAGTTGATAGACAATGTTTTCCCGTTCCTTTCTTTCCACTGCTTTTTCGTCAAGCTATCTGACGGAAGAGAACACTTCCGACTTTTGCTGCCACGCTTGCGATGACGAGCCTGTTGAGCCAGCTGCTTCTTTTGCCAGCAATCATAAGTAAAGTCATCCACCGTGTTCCTCCATCCTTTGATATACGCGGAACCTCTCTTCCAATTCCGTCGGTGACCGCGCTTTTCCAAGCTTGCGAAAGTTACCCTCTACCAGTTCATACAAGAAATAGAAGTCGCGGCTGTCTTTACTTGTAAGAATAAAGCGCAGTTCGTGATGGCCGTCATAGTATCCCACCCACACTCGCTCACCCTTCGGATATTTAGGTTCGCTCAATAAGTTCCACCGCCTTTCGCAGCAAAACATCATGTTCATTGTGAAGCATATCGAGAATAACCTCCTCCAGCAGCTCATGGAGAATATCTCCGATTTGCTTCCCTTGTGGCACGCCGAGAGAGATAATATCCTTGCCGTTGATTGCCAAGTCCTTTAAGGAAAAGCATTTTTCCTGCTCAAGTATCTCTGCCATCAGCACGCCAAGTGCCACGCACCGCTCGATTCTGGACTCCTGTGTACCTTCTGCATGAGCTTTGATATCCGCCATCCTAACATCCAGCAGCTGAGAAAATCTGCGCTCACCGATTTTGCAGAGCCACCGGCGAACTGTTTTTGTGGTTGGTTCAATGACGGCATCATGGTACAAAACAAGGTCAAGCACTTCCTGTTTTGTTGCGGTGTCAAAGCGCAGCCGTTCCAGAACGACTTTGGAAATGTCATAACTATAGTTTCCGTGCCCGTGAAAATGGCCGCTATTCTCATCCTCTGTATAGCAGCAAGGTTTTCCGATGTCGTGCAGTAGCAGTGCTACCTTAACGGCGATATCCTTGCCTGTATAGTTGGAAACTGCATGAGCGATATGGTCGTAAATGGTGTACTGGTGATATTTGTTGTTCTGGTTAAACCCGATACACGGTTTCATCTCTGGAATGACGGTTGCAATCACATCGGGATAATCCAGCAGAACAGAAAGAACACCGTTTCCGAGAAGCAGCTTACAAAGTTCGCTGCGGACTCTTTCCACAGCAATATTCGTGAGTCGCCATGCGTTATCATGGATGGCCTGCGCCGTGTTCTTCTCAATTGAGAACCCATAGACAGAAGCAAACCTCAAAGCACGCAGAATGCGAAGTGCATCCTCACTAAATCGGTCATTCGGGTCTCCAACGCAGCGAATGGTGCCATTCTTCAAATCGTCTGCGCCGTGAAAGGGGTCAATAAGACCGGCGCTGTTATACGCCATCGCATTGATGGTAAAGTCTCTGCGGGACAAATCCTGATAAATACTCTCTGTGAATGTGACAGAATCAGGACGGCGATTATCCGAGTAATCCCCGTCAATGCGGAAGGTTGTAATTTCGTATTTACCAGCTCGCTCCATATCCGCTGTGACTGTACCATGCTTTAACCCTGTATCAATCGTTCGGACACTACAACGGTTGAGATGCTCTTTAACCTCCTGCGGTGTAGCAGAGGTGCAGATGTCCCAATCATTTGGCTCCTTGCCGAGTAGGCTATCCCGAACACAGCCGCCGACGACATAAGCCTCATGATTTTCATAGCGAAGCCCAAGAATAATCGCCTTTGCGCCCTTTGGAATAGAAATCTTATACATCAAGAGACCTCCTGTTCACGCTGACCACAAACTCCTCAACGCGCTTCATATCAGGATGCTCCGGCAGGTTTGTGTTCCGCTTCGCATAATCAAGACGCTTTTCAAAATCCGAAACCATCTCGAAAAACTCTGGACGGTAAGTGCCGTCTTCCAGTTGGTAACCACCTTTGCGGATGCTCATAAGAAGCGGCAAATCACTGCCCCGGTAGGTGATAATATCACCTTTCTCCAAGATATCCAGGCACATCATATACAAACGAATGAGATGCATGGCGTGCTTGTTGAGATGATTGTCATCCTTCTTATGGTTTCTGTGGTTCAGCTTTTCATAGGTGCCGACCACATTGGTCAAGTCGTTTAGAATGCTGTTGAACTCACGCACCGGATACTTTGTAAGATGGATGTCTGCAAAAATCTCTCTATCCAAATCCTCGCGTGAACTCTCAGCCGTGTAAAGAGTGATGCCGCCATTCTCAAAGACCCGATACCTGCCCTCAAACGCTTTGACAGCACTCTTCATAGAGTTTAGGATGTGTTCTTCTTTCCGTGCTTGCGGAAGTTTGTCTCTGGCGAGAGCATTCTCCAGCCGCCGCAGCTGCTGGTTAGCGTATCCTCCAAAGGAATTCACCGCTCGCTTGGAGAGAAACAGTTTTCTGTTCTCAATCATTTCTCGCCCAATGTCAGTGCAAACCATGTACTGCTCCGGACGGCAGCCCAGCATCTCAATCGTATTGGGATTGCAGTTCAGAAGCAGACTTACAAGCTTATTGAATGAGTAGACTGTGGTATCCGTTTCCGTATGGACGACCTGTTCAAAATTGGACAATCCCAGCAAATCGGAACGGCTGTTTAAGGCACAACCACGGATATCCACATCAGAGGTCTCGACATTTGTACCGTAGGAGTAACTGCCGCCCAGCGTTAGAAAAATGATTTTGCCTTTCAGATGTTCATTGCTTCTGAGAAATTCATACGCAGGGCTTTGCAGCATTTCTCTGATTTGTTCTGTGGTCATGTTATCCCTCCTCGTTAAACATTCAGGGCAAGAGTATCATATAAAGTAAGAACCCCGCCAACAACAACGAACTCGTATGTGTGGTAGGCCGCACCGGGGAGAATGCCATAGTTACTGCTCTCGTCAAAAACATTGAAGACCTGGCATCGCTCGTCATGTGACAATTCGAGAAACTCTCTGCACTCTTCTTCCGAATCAAAGGAATACAGCGTAGCTTTTGTTGCCGACTCATCGAAGCCAATATAGTTTGACACATACAGTTTCTTCACTTTTCCACCCCACTTGCCAATATTTCAATGCACGACGCGATGATATTCGCCGCGCCAACTATTTCGTCTGCTGTATTCATTCTGGAAAATGAAATTCGGATAGAGCTTCTTGCTTCATCTGGTGTCAGCCCCATCGCTATCAATACATGACTTGGCTCAGCCTCATGACTGCGGCAAGCGGAACCGGCTGAAATACAAATGCTCTCTCCGTCAAGCATCAAGAGCAAAGTTTGCCCGTCAATGCCATGTAGGCACAGGTTTAATGTTTTCCCTGGACTAAGAACAGACGCCCCATTGGTATGCACAATCTCGGTGCGTCCATTCTTTTTGAGAGCATCTGTCAATGCCATATAAAAACGCTGTTTAAGCGTAGAAACCCAAATACAATCCTCATGAAGACTCTTGGTGGATATTTCGCAGGCCATACCAAAACCTACAATACCGGCAACATTTTCTGTTCCGCCACGAAGTCCAAACTCCTGCTCCGCTCCGCCAAAGATGATGGGTGCCAACATACTTTTTTCTTTGGCGAATAGTGCTCCGATACCTTTCGGCCCGTGAATTTTATGAGAAGAAATAGAGAGAAAATCGCACCCGATTTTTCCCACATCAATGGGATGGCAACCGGCAGCCTGAACGCAATCTGTGTGGAACAGGATGCCACGCTTCATGCAAATCGTGCCGATTTCTTCAATCGGATTGACGGCGCCAGTTTCATTGTTGACATACATAACAGATACCAGCCCTGTCTTTGGAGTAATAGCATCTTCTACGCTCTGCGCAAACACTTTTCCATCACTGTGCGCAGGCAGATATTCAATATAAAACTCGTCTTTTATAAGCGAATGAGCCGCTTTCAGAACGGAATCGTGTTCAATGGCAGAAACCAGAATATGCGTCTTTCCGATACTTTTAAGATATTCCTTTAAGCCCTGAAACACAAGACTATTTGCTTCGCTGCCGCCAGAGGTGAAGAGAATCTGCTCCGGCCTGGCGTTAAGGAGCTCAGCTACCTGAGCCCGCGCCTGTTTCACGGCTTCGCCTGCACTGCGTCCAAACTTATAGAGTGTACCAGCATTACCGTACTGAGTAGTCAGATACGGCATCATGGCATCCAATACACGCTTGTCTATCTGCGTGGTGGCCGCATTATCCAGATAAATCATGTGCGCCACGCTCCTTTCTTTTATGTGTTGCATTGATACAGCCCATCAAGCAGCTGCAAAACTACTGTGCGGCAGGCGGTTCCGCCGCTTCATTTTTGTAAACAGCTTCAAGCCGCAGGATTTCATCCAGTGTTCTTGGGGTATAGTCCATCCACGGCATCATCGAGCCGACATTATACATAAGGCATGGATGTCCGTATAATTCCCGCATCAGGAAGCGGTCATGCTCCATCATGTTCCACTCAAAGGAATTGTGAACATGGCCGTACAGGTGATACCAGCCGTAATAGTGGTTCTTGAAACACGGGATTGGGTAATGGCAGAGGACAACCTTACGGTCGGAGTCCTCAACCTCCAGATACTCTGTGACCTTGACGAACTTCTTGAGAAATCGTCCATCGCTGCAGCGGTCATGGTTGCCCTTAATCAGAAATACCTGCCCGTTCAACTGGTTAAGGACAGAAATCGCTTCCTGCATATTACACCAGAACATATCGCCAAGAACATAGACGGTGTCGCCAGGATGAACGGCGGCATTCCATCGCTCGACAAGCGCAGCGTTCATTTCCTCAACCGTTTTGAAAGGGCGGTTATCGAATGCCAGAATGTTATTATGGCCGTAATGCCAATCGGAGATATATAGTTTTCTGTTAGCTGCTTGCTGCTCGGACACCACTTAACACCTCGATTCTATCTGCTGCTTGGAGCAGCACATTTTTAGGAATACAGCAGTCATCACCCATCTGCCCATTAGGTTGGGTACTGCCGTACAGCCGAAGCTTTTCTACGAGACCCTTGTCAGGAAACTCATAGCGTTTCAGATACTCCGGTTTGCTGGCTGGGCATTCATAGCATGAACGGTTTTCATATACACCACAGCCGCCGCTTTTATAACACTTCATAAAGTCCTCCTCAGAACGGTAGCTGAACACCGGGGTCTGCATCAAAAATCAGTTTTCTGACGGCGGCGGCAAACTCTTCCTCGTCGATTGCCTGAATATCATCGTACCGCAGGCGCTCAATCAACTCGTGAACCGCTTTTGTAATAGCGGTCTCGACAATGATTTCCAAACGGTCAATGCGTTCATTGGCGCTTCCCACCATTCCCTGCATGATATTGTGATATGCTGCAAGCTCTCGTTTGGATTCCCTGTTTTTCTCCAGCAGTTCGTGAAGCATGATTTCCTGCTGCTGGACTTTCTCTTCCATTGTCATAGCCGTCGCTCCACATACTCTCTGTCTTGTGTAAAGACAGGCGGTTCACGGTCAATGACCCAACGGCTTCTGGAAACCTCCACAGTCGCATCCCCGTTTAATACAGAGACGGCCTCTGTTACCCTTGTTTTGATGCAACAGGAGCCACGCTTGCAATCCGTAGGGAAATCATTCCAGTTGATATTGCGTTCTTTCCAAAGCATATCTTGGATTTTGTTGCAGTTCTTCCCGTGCAGCTCTCGCTGACTGAAATTCGCCTGTCCAACAGCTTCTATGCTGTTCCGTGTGGCATCCTGCTGACGCCAAATCAGACAGTTGCAGACCTCATCCAGAGGAACGGTGAAAGCTCTGGCATCGAACAAGGCAGTTTGGAACTTGCGGCGATAAACGGAAAGGTCGAGGCCGCTGTCTTCGTTTTCCGCCTGCTCGGCAAACGCCTTATTGAACGCCAGCGTCGCCATTGATGCGGCAATGCTGCACATCTTCTGGACATTATAGCCGAACCATGCATCTGTACGAATAGAGGCGTAATCGGTCAAAACCAATGTGATTTCATCAGACTGCGTGTATCCAAAGACGCAGCCCTGAATGTTGGCACACAGGAAGCGCATGGTTTCCTGCATGGCGGACATAAGAACACGGTCGAAAGGCTTTCTCATTCCCTTTGTAAAGGTGTGAAAAGCCTTGCCGTCAATACGGATGATGACAGGAACACGACGGGTCAGGTAATTGCGTGAAACATACTCATACCGTTTCATCCTGTCACCCAGCGAATCGCGTTGATTTCCCATAAGCGTACCCTCCTGTAAATGTAGTTTGAAAATTGCTTGACATTACGACCAAATGGTCGTAATATATAAGAAAAGCACGACCAATCGGTCGTGCTGAAAGGAGATATGATTATGATAGATTTTGATAAGATTTTTCAGGACACCTATAAAACTCCCAGTGAAGATTTGTTGAGCAATGGTGAGCAGTGGTTCTTCCTTGAAACCGAAAAAGACATTTTGAAGAATCGGCGTGAGGAACTCGGAATGACCCAGCAACAAGTGGCAGACGCTGCACACATTCAAACTCGCCAATATCAGAGACTGGAAAACGGAGAACGCAACATAAGCGGCGCCAGCATGAGAATTGGATTATCTGTATGTGCCGTCCTGAAGCTCGACCCCTATCGCTTTATGCCAGAGTTCCGTTGGAGCAAAGACTAAGTGTCCCCAAGAGTGTTTTTTGAGGGGCGAACTCCCGATAAAGCTCAATCTCTTTTGTGAGCCGTGCCATAATGGCATCTTCTTTAGCATCGTACCTGCCGAGGTAAATCTTCTTACTATTATAGGTAATACTGGCGACCCACTTTTCTCTCTGCCTATCAAAGAAAACGCCGGAAACGCCAGATGTGTTGGTGATATAGAGGCTGCGGTTCCTGTCGTTCTCTGACCGCTGGCAACAGCGCAGATTCTCTTTTCGATTATCGGCCTTGTTTTTGTTGATGTGGTCAACAAACTGGCCTGGCTTTGCGTGCATAACCAGCCGGTGAAAGCGGACAAACCGCCGTACACCGCAGTAAAAGTAGCTGCTGACAAGATAACCGTCTTTGTCGCAGTACCAACTGTCCCGGCCTTTGATAATTGGGAGGTCATCCAGGTCAAAGAGGAACTCGGCAACACCTATATGCAGAATTCCGTATGTATTGAGAAGCTCGACTGTCATGAATACATAAGGTCATGAACGGCCACACCAAAGGTTTCCTCGAACCAATGCCAGATATCCTCACGGTGTGTGCCTTTTGGGAACCCGCACCAGGCAACTTCGATACATTCGGTTTCTGGATTCATCGGCACATCGCCGAACTCTTCCCACAGTTCCGTGTATGTTTTACCCTGAAAGGTTCTCGTGGTGGTAACGCCGTCCATACTCGCAACGGCAGAGTCAAAGAAGTTATCGAAGTCTTCCAGCTCCCCGTTGAGATGCCATCCTGCGATTTTCAGTCCCGTTCCGTACAGGTCGTGCCAATACTCAAAGAATTTTTTGTAATCAGGCATTTGAAATTACCTCCATTTCTATACCGCTTTCCGTATCGGTCGTTTTTCTAAAGCCCCAAGCCGATATGCATCAACATTGTTCGCCAATCCGACACTTGCTCGCATTGCTTGCAATGCGAGCAAGAAAAAGTTGACTGCCCGCTTCGCGGGCTTGTCGGATTGCGAACATAAGTGGCGAACTCTTACTTTTGCCTTTGGCGAAAAGCTGCTGAAAGTGAATATGTATAACAGCAAATCTACAAAGCGGTTGGTCGTTATGCTTTATCTGCGGGGAATAGTTTGCCATCATGTAGGCAGTCCCTGGCTTTCTGGCTCATTTCGACGAGGCTGTCCACCAGCTTCTTCAATCCGTCTACGGTACTTTCACCATCGTAGTCGCAGCCGATAGCCCAGATATCAAAAAGCCATTCATCGGCGCAGTCAGGTTCGCACATCTTACAGCCAGTTGTTTCGTCTGTCCAAGTTCTCACAGCTGTTCCTCCAACTCAAATCCCTTGTGGCAAAATCCAGTTACATCGGAGATATAGTCAGAGATGGCTTCCTCATCTTCGATGTCATTGGGAATCGTGATTTCGTTTGGCAACTCAACGCCGTCGTCATCCTCCGGGTCAATATCCCACTGAATATTGACCGCCTTTCTCTGCGGGCATTCCACTTCGCGCCACTCTCCCTCGCACGCCCAGATTTCCGAACCGAAACCACGGTCAAATTCCCATTCGTTAAATAGCTCTGAGATGGGGGTGGAGATGCGGTCGCTGTCTTCGGGGTCATCATACTGAAACTCTGTCAACCCACGCATCAAGTCCTGTAAGGAATAACCGTGGTCAATCATCCATTGGAGTTGGTACTTCTGGTAATCGGTCATATTGAAAATCTCACACTCCTCTTAGCGCATCGAGAACTGCCTGCGGAACAACCCGCTTAATTTCCTCGTGAATTGCATTCATCACGACTGCGCCCTTTAAGTACTTCTCAACTTCGGTCTGGGCAAACTGCTTCGTTTTATCTTTACACTCAGCCACCGCCGCCTGTACGGTTCCCTGAATCAAATCCAGCATCTCCTTGTGCGACATCTGCTCTTTGATGTAAGACTGGACTTCTGCCTTCACCAGCTTGTCGGTCATCGGCTCAGTGTATCTGCTCTCGTAAAGACGCCTTGCCCACACTTTGGCGGTGTCAGCAACGCATTCCTCGACTTCGTTCTGGAATGCTTCTCGTGCGATTGTCTTTGCGTAAGCACGCATGGCCTTGATAACCTCCTGTTCAAAGAGGTCTCCGTTTGTAAATTCCAAATCGATTGTTGCTCTATGCTTCATGAAACCCGCTCCTTTCTTCCATCAGCTTAATCCATCAACAAAATCCCATTCGACATTGTATCGGAACTCAGTACTAAGAATTCCGTCCAACAGCTCGTCGATGTACTCCTCATCATCCCGGTCTGTCGGGATGGGAATAATCATCTCAAACTCCGGAGCAAAGCAGGATGACTTTACCCAAATTGTTCTTTTCTCCATGTCAGGAACCTCCTTATCGCATATCGGGCAGTACCCGGCAGTTCCATTGGAAGGAATGTTTATATGGTGCCCACATCTTGGGCAATGGACGATGCCGTTCACACACATCGACCTTTCATAAATCTTTTCCCGCACAGTGGGCAGTTGCGTATCTCAATGATATCTTGAGTCGTGAAACTGCCATCGTTGTCAAGCACTCTCACCCTCAACATTCCCTGCCTATTTACAGCCATCTCAATACCGCTGTATTCAACGGCTTGATTCATTGGAACAAAATCATTTGTCCCAGACTCACAGTATGGACATCTCATAGAATTAACCTTTCATTTCACGCCACACGCCGCAAATCTTACAGCTCATGTTAGAGCATTCCCCGCAGTATGTACCATCCGGTGCCCACCCACACCCAGAATCATGCACTCCGCCAAGTTCATCAATATAGCAATCATCTGAATCTGTCGGATAAAATAGGGCGATACAATGCGGGATACCAATTTCGTCGCCATAATCATTTAATGCAAGCCGACCATTAGGTTTCAGAATCAGAGAGGGGTCATCAGTGATGAACTTCTGCTTAACTGTATCGTACACTTCATATCGCATATCAAATCAGCCTTTCACACCTCGAATGTTTTGATACATACCGATTACACTCTTGAAATATTCCTTTTGTTCTTCGTCGGGTAGTTTGCTCATCTCGCCCAACCCAAATCGCATATAGCCCGCATCTAAGTTATGGCATTGGGGACATTCGTAATGGTGAATGGGCGTTCCATAGCCGTCTCTGATATTCGGAACAGACCCCTTTGGCAGCATCGCCCCGATGACTTCTTCAAACCCACATTGGGGACAGTAAAAATAATGTCTTGTCATAAAGCGGCCTTTCATGTTCTCCAACATTCCTGTTCTTCGTCCCATCGCTCAACCTTTCTCGGATGGTCAATGCCGAAGGTTACTCTCAACAGGTAATTGCGGTTGCCGCTACGATACACCTGAAACGCTTCGTTCTCATCAGAGGTTGTGATAACGCTGGAGAATGAAGAACCAGAGCCGAGGATTTCCGGCGTTTCAATGCCGGTTTCATAATAGGTTCTACTCGTCATCGTCATTGCTATCTTCTTCATCATCTGTGAAACGATTAAAGATTTCATCGTATGCACTATTGACGGGGCAGAAGTCGCAGCAGTCTGGCTCACAGTGTCCTCTGTTGATTTCCTGCCTACAATACTTGCTGAACAGTTTGCTGAACACCTGCATTTCTTCTTTGCTCATCATCGAAATCGTGAATTCTCCCCCTCTCATCCAAGTCCGACTGTGCTAAGTTCCATTGAAACGACGCAATCATCTCTCCCTAACTCGACAGTTTCATTTGTCCCTCCAAATAACAGTTGTCCGTCCACCTCTATAAAGCCATGCGGATTCCATTTAATTGATTGTGCAACGCCCACGACTTTTTCTGTCCCTTGTTCATCATACTGAATAATTGGTAAGTTTGAAGCAGTTTCACAGGCTTTACGAATGGCAGGGATTGAATAGGAAACATGGTTATCATCGCAAAAACAGTTGTTTTTGTCCGCATATATAGGGATTTCAACATGAATCCGAATATTTCCACACCTCATATAATCACCACCCTTACCACCGTTTTTTGTCTTGATATCGGTTTGGCGGAGGCAAAGAAAGCTGTTCCTCGTCGTCACGAAGTTCAACCGAGAATTTGTTTGTATAATCCACATCATCCTTGTTTGCATAGACGAGAACCTCAAATTTACCAGGGTTCCAATTAACAATGAGATTATCGTCAATGGAGTATGCGTTCCTAATAACGGCTAAGTCCTGGTGCCAAATTCCGTCCGGAGTTTCGATGCCAACATAGATTTCATTCTGATATTCCGGGTCAATATTCCGCTCTGCAACCAACTTCAATCCTTTAGGCAACTCAATGGTAATACGATTATCGCCACTCTTCATCAGAACCCCTCCGTAATCATCTCCAACATTTTGTCAGGGGAGATATCAAGAATCTCGGCACCGACAGTCAAGAGCAAGTCGGTGGTTGCCTCATCGCCTTTGTTGCAGAGGTAAAAGGACTGAATTACATTGGCGACATCTTCGGGGAAAAGCATTGTGTTCATAGCGACCTACACTTTCTTACAGCAATTTTCGCATAACTCCAGTGTCTGCCTGCCAATCGTTGCTTCGTAGCGAACACTATCTGCATACAATGGGGCGCCGCAATTATCACACCTACCAACAAAAGTAGGACGGAAAAAGAGATAATCACGGACACGACACTCTCTTCTTCTTTGCTCAGAGCAGGAGTCATGGTTTTGACACATAGTACATTTACGCATTTGGGAGCACCTCAAAACAAAGCGTGAATAATTGCACGCAGCGTTCGCTTCCAGCGGCCATTACGGTATTCATACCCGTTGACATACAGTCTATTGCCCACCTGCGACAGGCTCACGCTTGATTTCGCACCTGGAATCGGAGGCAGGGGAGACCCGTTTACAAAAACCTTGTTCCCGATGATGTTTACATTCATAAAGGCACCCTCCTGATTAACCGCAACCGTAGTCATAGATGTCATCATCAATCAGTGCCTCTACCTGCTCCCTTGTCATGTCGCAGAGACGGAGGACGGCTTTGATAACGCGCTCATGGACTTCCGCAATGCTTGATGGCTCATTTTCTGTCCGCTCCCACGGGTAAGAAGGCGGATAATAGAAGTAAGATTCCCCGTTGCCGTTGTCACCGTATGTCAGGGAATCCGTATCGTCACAAAAAGTAAAGACATCCGCAAGATTCTCAAAAGGTTCGCCATAAAGGTAGTCATCAATGTCAAACCCATCCTCCGAGATTTCTTCACTGGGCAGTTGCTCCTTCAAAAGCTGGATACACTTCTGCGGATTCAGAAAAGGGCGCAGCTGATTGGCGCGAATCCCGACACCCTGACAAATCCAGTAGCACATACTCATTTTTAGACACCTCCACTTCACTTTCTTCTGTGTTGCAAGTTAGTACCAAAGATGGAAACACCACTTGGAAAACAGGCGCAGCGCTTCGGCTCGGCACCGCTCCAGCTCTACACGAACTGACTCCCACTTTTCCGGGTCATACTCACCATCTTCATAGTAGCGATTCTGGTGCAGTCGTTGATACACATGGTCTTCATCGCAGTTCTCAAAGTAGAAAATCATCTCCTTAATAACCGCATTTGTTTCTTCCTCATCGAGCTGCTTATCCGCTTCGGTATCATAGAACAGGCCGACATTGTTTTTCAGAAACTCTGTAAGGAGAACGGGCATCTTAGCTGTGAAGTTGTACCCAAGCTCAAAGACATCGGTGAAATCATAGCCGCGCCATGCACGCTGCCATGCATACCGCAGCTGCCACCAAAGCTCTCTCAGCTTATATCGCAGAGACGCCCCCTTTGTTCGTTCAAGGAAGCTATTCAAACCGAATTTTGTCAAGACCGCACCTCCTCCATGATTTGCTGGACTACTTCTGCCCACTCGGGGTTTCCGTTATACCGAACGCAGACCCCTTCAACAGTTTCGCCGTTATAATATTTGCCATCGGGACTGAGATAATGTTTGGCGAGATATGCGGCGACTGTGTCAATGCACTCCTCCATACTTGAGAACTCTTTTTGCCCGAAGCCCATAATGTTATTTGGGCGGAATTGATAGCGTCCCCAACCACTTTCCAGCGCCGCAACAGCAGCAAGAAAATCTGCACGAACCCCATGCTTAACCTCAGCATCAATGAATACTTGCTCCAATCCAATCAGGTTATGGCGAAGGTGTAAGTCTTCTGCCGCTAATCCTGACGGGGAGGTCAGCAAACCGTCATCAACCTCGACGGTCTCCGGCTCGGCTGCAAGGTTTGTCTCAAAAGTTCCTTCTGTATGCAGTGCTGTTGTTATAGGCTCGACCTGCTGCTCTTTCTGTGCATCAATAGGTGTGGCAAATGCAATTACCACAACCACCATCAGCATAAAAATCGGCGGAAGTATCCGCTTCATTCAATCCCTCCTGTCAGTGCTCGTTAAATACCACCTGTTCTCCTGTGTGCAAAGACCAGCAGCCACCAGATGTGCGGGCACATTCCGTGCAGTTGCCGCCACATTCTTTTGCGTCTGACCTTGCGGTAGTTGTCCCATCTTTATATCGGACATGGGCTTCCGGCAGTTGGAAAGGATTATCCATCCTTAGACCTTTCCATGCGCTGAAAATCATATGTAGGTTTGAAGGCAATGGTATGCCAGACGCCAGAACCTCATTGACGATTTCATACTTCTTTGTGAAGCATAGAATCTCACAATGGGAATTGCGCTTGGCGACCTCCATCATGATGTGAAAATAAGTGGTATTTGGAATATCTCCGGAAACATGAAAGCGGAAGAATCGAGACAGCATAATCGCCGCCTCGACCTCCCGCCAGTATGTTGCCGGTTCTGTCTCTAAAACCTGTAGATTATTTCGATAAGCCGCCGCAACACTTGGCCGACGGCGCTCTATGCGTCTTGCGTAACACTTCCTGCTGCAATCACACTCCCGGCAGGTCAAACCGGATGGAAGCGATACGCTCTGGATGCTGCCGAGCTTTTCATTCCCTCGACTAATACTAACTTTCAATAGTGAACCGCCTCCTATGTCATCGATTTTTTCTTCTGGCAAAATCATTGAATTATGCCAAAGAAAAAGAGCCGAATAAATCGGCTCTTGGAAATTAGATATAAGCTACGCTCAAAGTTCCACGATGCTCACGGCGCAAAAGCGCCAGCAGTCTATCTGGGTCTGTATTCGTCAAGAGTTTATACCACGCTGAGTGAAAAAACTTTTCCAACTCTTTCTGCAGCGATTCGTTATTATCCTTTAGCGCGGTACGATAATCATCCGCAGCAACACAAACAATGGCGTTTGCCAAGCTCTGATATGGGTCTGCTCCATCGTGCTGCAAGCGCATCCTGCTTTCGGAAGAGTCCCATTCCTCACGGCTTGTCATGGCTGTTGCGCTCTTTGCGCCACGAGGGATGCAACCACAGGATTTTGTCTTACCAGACTTGAGGTAGCGCCCCTCGGCGATATATGTATTGCCGCACTTACATTCACAAAGCCACCGTGGCTGACGATTGTGATTGTTTTTGACACGGCGAATGACCTTCAGATTTCCAAAAGTCTCGCCTGTCAAGTCGATAGATACTCCGCTCATGGTTTGCATCTCCTTTCGCAGATGTACGGGTCAATCCTTTTCTGCCAACAGGAAGTCAGGATTGATGACCTTGAAGCTGATGTTGTTTTTGACATTCCGCATGACAACGCCCTCACGCTTCTGCCCATTGCGAACCACAGAATACCCCTTAGAATACTCCACCAATTCCGCAATGGTATCAGGCAGCGTTTTACCCTCTTCAACGATGGGAACAGAGCGAATACCATAAGGTGCCAACAGTTCCTTGATTTCCGCAGTAGTGCATTTGTGGTCAGGGAAAATCAGATTGAACACAAACAGTTCGTAGTTGCTGATGTGATACTTGTTGCCCTGAATCTGATTGCCGCAAATCTCACCCTGTAAAACGATGGTTTCATAATCACCGATGAGCTGCCGCAGCACATTTTCGATGTTGTACTTCTTGGCAACTGTCCAGTAGGAACTGTTGTCCGGTGTACCGAGATAGATATTGCGGCTGCACACGCCGAACTCATACTTGCGTCTGGAAACCTTACGCAGATAGTAAGTCGCTGACTGACCGTCCATCTTCTCCGTAACAGAAAACTCTGTTCCCTTGTTACGCTCTGCCTCAAAGAGCGCAGTAAGGTTCTGGATGCGAGTCTCATCGGTCTTAACAATCCAGTCAGGGAAGCCACCCTTGCGCTTGGACTTCATGAACAGCTTACGATACCACTTGAAGCGCATAAGGAATCGCACCAGTGCGCTCTTAGGTTTGGCGGGTTGCTTGGTCAGCAGCTGCGCCTCCTGCTGTGCTTCAGGGTCATATTTCTTGATGCCCAAAACATCGGTCACATCGGCACCCAAATCGGCGGGAGCGCCATTCGGCAGAATGGACAGCGGGAGAACCAAGCCCTGACTAACCTGACCACGAAGCTTAATGGTGCGAACACGGAACTTACGGTCACGCAAAAACTCAAACTCCGGTCTCTCTGGAACAATGGAATCAACTTCGATATAGACGATGTGTTCCCCAGTGTGGAACTCGCCCTTCTGGACAACGCACTCCCATCCGTCAACCTGAGCAACCTCGATGCGGTCTGCTCCTGCAATCGGACGGAGGGTTGTAATCTCACGAATAGTAGCTAAGTGTCGCATGAAACTTTCCTCCTAATTAAAACAGGATGCAGTCTCGGACAATTCTCTTTTTTAAGAGTTCATCATCCAACGCATCCCACGGTTTTACTTGGTACTTTTCAGTCACATCACCAGTGATGTCATAAAGCCGACCTTGTATCTGGGTGACAAAATGATTTTCCACCTGGTCATACATCAGTGTGCTGTCAGGGAAGCGGCAGTGCAGAATAACTGCAAACCAGTAGCAACAGCCGTTGGTAAATACCGTATCGACATCATCGGCCAGATGAAAACGGGCAAGGAAATGCTCAATGGTTGAAACCATCGTTCTCAATTCTTTCGGATGACTCTCTTGCATTTCAATAAACTTCGTTCGATGTACTCGTCTATCAGACGGCTCTGTGCTTTTGTTTGAGCATAAGCGGTGATGGAAATGGATTTCCGGCTCCAGTCCAATGTGTAGCTATCGGTGGCAACATTGGTAATATGATTTTCAGCCAGAAAATCACGGAACTCTTTCATCGCTTCCTTGTCATCCGACAAGATGACATTCACATAGGTTCTGTCTTTTGAGAATCGATTACTGAGGGCAACGGCAAGACAGCACCCAACGCCGCTTGCTATGGAAACTATCACAAGGGCGAGTGTGCTGTCGCTGGTAACGATGTCTTTTGTGATACTCAGGTAAATGAAGTTTGACAGGCCGAGAGCGACACCGGCAAGCAGGCAACGGTTGCGCTGAACAAGAATTGTCTTTGCTGTATTGAGCGTATTGTCCAGAACCTTTGCCAGAAACAAAATGAACATATAAAAAGCGGTCGTCAAACTCATTCCTCCTTAGCGTTTATTAGGGTTCGATGCTGATAATGGAACTGGAACCGGTCACAGTAGGCAGTTCACCGTTCCACTGCTCATACTTGATTTTCTCAATCAACTCACCGGTCAGAGAACCGGCAATCATACGGTTTGCCTCAGCCTCGGCTTCGGCTGCAATACGCAGAGCTTCTGCCTTTGCCTCCGCTTCGATAACCGCTTTTTCTGCGTTAATCTGGGCAACCTCTCTGTCCTTTTCCGCCTGAATCTTTGCGGTCTGCTTCTCAATATTCGCCAGCTCCAGTTCCTGCTGGGCGGTAACCTTTTTCTGGATAGCGGCAGCAGTCTCCTCATCGACGGAAATATCGGTGAAGTTCACCGTGTCGATGATAATGCCATACTGGTCGAACTTCTCACGCAGATAGGTGTCCAACTCGGCATTGATTTCGGTACGCTTGTCGCCGAAGATGTCAGTGACGGGATAGTTGGCAGACACCTCCTGTGTCCATGCAATGACCTTGGGTTTGATGAATGAATCCTTGATTGCCTCGCCTGACTTTCCTTTGAACATAGCAAAGGTTTCGGAGACACGCGCCTCATCAAAACGATATGAGAACTCGATATTCACACGGACTGTCTTACCGTCTGAGGTAGGAATGTTAAAACTCTCATCCTTGGGCGAATCGCCCTTATCCTCAGCGGTCAAATAAGACTGTTCAATGCCGATAGAATACTGGGTCACCTTCTTGGTCGGGGCAACCAGATGCCACCCCTGTGTCAGAACCTCGCCATCAACGCCGCCGTTCATGTTGTACACGACGCCGACATAACCGGCGGGGATTTTCTCAAGACACACAATGCAAGCAATCAGGCAGAAGACCATCACGATACCCAAAATAATTGCGCCGATTTTACCCTTCATCCTTTAACTCCTCTGTTGTTTTTTCAGATTTCTCCTCCGATTCCTCGGAGATTTCCTTTTTCGCATCGTTGTAAATTCGCAGGCCGAATGCACCAATGCCCTTAAAAGCAAAGCTCAGACAGAACCATAGCAGCACAAGCGCAACGATGACGATGAGCCAGAACACGATGTTCACTTGCTTACCTCCTGTTCTAAAACTCGTGGTATGTATGTGCGGGTTTCCATGCACTTCTCGACCTTTCTGGTCTTTCCCAGTGCCTCGCGCATCAAGTTCAAAAGGTTTTTGCCTTTGTCGCTTTCCAAAAACTGAACGAGCGGTTCAAGGATTTCTACCGTGTCTTTGTATTCACGGCGTGCCTGCCTGCATTTGGCAAGACTTGTGGCAACCTTTGCCCGTTCCTTATAGTCGAGGCCATCAAGTTCCAGTTTGTGGAGGTAGTCCTGCGTAAGCCTGTCCATGCGGTTGACCTCGCTATAATTCCACGCATAATCTTTCTGCGCATCCTCCATCATTCGGCAGAACGCCCCGATGGATTCAGAGAACTGCGGTGGCTTTGATTGTTTTTTCATGCAAGACCTCCTCTCTGATTTATCCGAAGCTGACCTCGGTTTTATCGGTTCGGATAGAAATAAACACCGGGAACTGAAGACTCTCAGCACCGGTGTTTTTATCACTGGATATTTCCTTGTACTTTACTTCGCAGAGCAAACCCGGCAGGCTATCTTTTCCTTGCCAGAATGTTGCTCGCTGCTCGTCGGTGAACCCGGAGCCGACTTTGACTTCATTCCCCTTATAGTCGAGTACAAGCGCACCCAAAGTCCCTGCCAATCTTCCGCTGCCTTCTTCGCAGCGGAGGATACGCAAGTCCATCGTGTAAAAGCGTTTGACCTTCAGGATTCCATTGTGTCGTCTGCACTGGTAGGGAACATCGAGGTTTACCATCAGCCCCTCTTTATCCTCACGAACCATTTGCTCCAGCAGTTCACTGATTTTATCCTGGTCTTTCCCGTGATACAGAACCGGTAGGATACTGACCCGACCATCCTGCGGAATGAAGCGGTGAAGTTGGTCTAAGAAAGCACGGCGGTAGCCGTAACTGCCGTCGCTCTGCCCACGGTGGAACTCTTCGACCGTCAGAACATCAAAAATCGTGTAGCAAATCACCGTTTTATCACCATCGTCTGAGTTGATAATACCGGTAGCTTTGCGGAACGCCTCGTTATCTGAGAGACTGCCCTTCTCACGAAGAGTCAGCTCGCCGTCAAATACATAGCTATCTTCTTCATCAAAACAGAGAGCATCCAGAATATGGTCAAGTCCTTCATAGGGGACTCCACTTCTTGCGTACAGCCTGCCTTTGTAATAGGTCGCCCGGACACCGTTCAGCTTTTGTGTTAGCCAGAACGCCGTGCCCTCCTTCAAAGGATACTTATCAATGGGGTACGCCTGCTGAACTTCCCATTCTGGAATCAGATTGGGGATAACCTTGTTCACGGTCTTTGCCGTGACGCCCAGCCTGAGTGTCTTGGAAAGAAGCTTGATATAAACATCAGCTTCATCCGGCGGGCTGCTCTGAACGAATGCACAAACCTGATACACCGTACCGGCGTCCAATGCTTTTCTTTTAGACAACAGTTCGCAGACAGAAAAGATGTCTGTCATTGTCAGTGTGATGGCTGAGTCATACCGGGTAGGAGAGCGAAGCGTTTGCTCCGAAATCTTATAGGTGAGCATCGGGTTGAGCGCGTAATATAAAAAATTACGGAAGTTCGCATCGTCTTGGAACTCCCGTAATAGCTGGGTCTTTCTTATTGAGCCGATCGCTTCCTGCAAACGGCGTAATTTTACGATAGAATCTGACAGCGGTGTTGTGGCAATCAATCTTCATCACCCGCCTTGAAATTATAAATGGGCTTGATAACGGCATCGACGGTTACAGTCGGCTCGATGTTGCCAACAATATCATCCATACCCTTATAGGCCATCGGGCATTCATCCAGCGTGCTGCGTCCAACAGAGGTCGTGTAGATACCCGCCATCTGCTTTTTGAATTCGGATACAGTGAAAGCTTCTTTTGCGGCGCTGCGGCTCATCAGCCGACCGGCGCCATGAGGAGCGGAGAAGTTCCAATCCGGATTGCCCTTGCCGGTACAAAGCAGGCTGCCATCGCGCATATTGATGGGAATCAACAGACGCTCACCGGCCTGTGCAGACACAGAACCCTTACGCAAAATCATGTTATCCACATCGATGTAGTTGTGAATCGTTGTAAACTGTTCAGTCACATGGAATCCCATTCCTTTGACAATGGTATCCATCATCGCCTGCCGGTTCAGCTCAGCGAAGCGCTGTGCAATTGCCATGTCATGAAGATACTGCTCAAAGAGCTCGCCCTCCACATAAGCAAGCGGTTTGGGGACAGGTGAATGCTTGGACTTCATAGACTTCAGCACTGCTTGAATCTCTTTCTGACGGCCATCCGCTTTTAGCTGCTCAATAGCCGTCTCAATCTCTTCGTGGTTATAAGAGGTCAGCGCCTTGAAAGCAGCCTCCTGATAGAAGTTGGCGATTTCCAAACCCAGATGGCGGCTGCCGGAGTGGACAACGATATAGATGTTCCCATCATCGTCCTTGTTCGCCTCGATAAAATGATTGCCGCCGCCCAAAGTACCAATGCTATGATAGGCACGGTCAATATTGACCTTCTTTGCGCAGCACAGCTGCGATAAATCGATTTCCTTTGCGTAACGATGCGGGACGGAACGAATTGAAAAACCAGACGGAATGCCCTCACGGATAACCTTATCCAACTTTTGCGGTTCGATGTGGGTCTCTTTTAGGCGAATGGTTTCCATGCCGCATCCAATGTCAACGCCAACAAGGTTGGGGCAAATCTTATCCTTGATAGACATGGTGGTTCCGATGGTGCAGCCAGCACCGGCATGAATGTCCGGCATCATACGAACCTTGCTTCCCTCGACATAAGGTTGGTTCAAGAGATTGATGACCTGAGAAATGGATTCGCTATCGACCACATCGGTAAACACTTTTGCCGAAGCGTATTTCCCCTGAAGCTCAAGCATTTTATCGCCCTCCTTTGGCTTGGTATATAGTCCTGTTATAGCACAGGTAAAAGGGGCTTGCGCCCCTTTATCTGTACCTGACCGCTTTCCGCAGGGGAGCGCGTTTGTACTGTGGCGCGACCCTGTGCATCAAGTGACATTTTTAACGAGAGATTTTGGCTGTATTAAAATGATTATCCGCTGGATAATCTTTTTAATACTGGCTAAATCCGAAGTTAAAAATGAAGAACGCAAAGTATTTCTTCTGCTTTGAGCGAGAAGATACCGCACAGAGAAGGGGTATGTATGTGCGGAAAATCTACAAAGCGGTCATATCAAAAGCGAAAAATCTTTCGCCTAAGAACGAAGTTAGCGAAGAATTCTGGGACGATTCGTGTTGATGAGCTGATTAAATGCCTCGTCTTCTCTTGCCCGTTCGGCGGCTTCTTCTCGGCGGATATCCAAAAGAACGACACCGCAGAAACCCATCAGCTCACCGATGGAGAAATCCTCATCCTCCACGGGAGACTCATCCGGTTCGGAATCTTCTTCATTGAACATGGCGTCGGTATCAAAATCGTCATCTTCATCAGGTTCATCTTCCCAAACACCGTTGTTGTCGCCCCATTCCAGGACATCGTCCTTATAACTGTCAAAGTCATTTTCGTCCATGCCGTCATAGTCGAAGCTGCCGTTCATACGATAGTAGCCATATCCAGTGGGGATTTCGGAAAGCGAATCTCTGATATCTCTCCATGAGTAGTTCGTATCGCGGATATCTTCCTCTACATACTCGTCAAGCTGGTCAGAATCGATAATGTCCTCGCAGATATAACATCCCTCATCGGAGCAGAAGTCAAGCAGCTCCCACCATTCGGTCACATTATTAAGGAAATCATTTCTTGTCATACTGCATCCTCTCTTTCTACCATCTCGGTATCAATCAATGTTAATCTGGATAATGCCTTTTCTGTCAAAAATGCATACTGCAATCCAAGATTAGTGCTGGTGAGGTCGTGCCGCATTATTGACATGACCTCTGCTATGGGCTTGTTTGCCCGTCTAAATTTAGAAAACTTGCTTTTGAGGTTTGCTCCGCCGCCAGCCATATTACCAACAACCAAATCATATTCGGTGAGAGTATAGCCCAACCGAGATGCTACGACAAACCGCAGCCATGCTTCGGAGTAGCCCGTAAACTCTAACATCGATAGGCCATCCAAATCTTTTACGGTATATGTCTGGATGAAACCTGCGGGTGAGTGCTTGATTGCCATCGGTAATGCGTCAAAATAGTTTAGGGCAAGATAAAAGCCGCATCCGAAATCACGGTGCGGCTTGCAAAGGGATAAGGACGGTACGGCGAATGAGGCTGAGGTGCCATGATACAGATACATTACCAACCCTCCTGTATATTTTGTGGAGCTGGTGACAGGGCTCGAACCCGCGACCCTCGGAGTACAAAACCGATGCTCTACCAACTGAGCTACACCAGCAAATGGAGCTGGAACTCGGAGTCGAACCGAGAACCTACGCTGTACGAGAGCGTTGCTCTACCAATTGAGCTATTCCAGCAATGGTCGGCTTCCCGCTTAGATTGTCACACGCTCATGTGCGGCTGGTGCCCCGCAAGCATACCAACCGGCCACTCTTGGGCTAAATCACAAGGGAGACGCATCTCCTCGCGCAGTTTTCAGCGGGCATTGTCATTCTCTGTGAGGTAAGCCGATAATCTCTCACATCATCTGGGCGCTACCCAGCCTCTGGCACGGACGGTTGGGAATCGAACCCACCACAAGCGGTTTTGGAGACCGCCTCGCCAGCCTTGGAACATTCGCCCGTATAGGTGGCAGACTATTGCGAACTTGCGGTCTGCCAGCGCGACACCTTTGGTAACGCAGGTCTGTATCTGCGTTGCGTTTTCTTTCGGTTCTCGCCTATCCACCTTGAGGAATACGCACAACCCTTCGGAACTCCACGGTAAACGCATGATGGAGCGCCTGCCGCTTCAATGTTCTGGCACACTTCCGGACGGGACGCTATGCCGATTGCCCACGGTAGTGCCACACCGCTTTTTCCGTCGAGGATTCCGTCTCTACAGGCTCCGCGTTGCCCAGCCGCTTTCTATGTGTCGGCACACCGGCATAATTCTGGAGAAACATTATGTCCTTCCCACGGCAATGCCATGCCGGTAGCGCAGATGGCGGGGATTTGCACCCCGCATGACCTTACAGCGCATTTGTAGCGTCTACCTATTCCGCCACATCTGCATATCTGAAATCGGGATTACCCGATTGTACAGGGCGACAAACTGGTCATTAAGTTGTTTGTCCACATGGTAGTGGCCGAAATACCACCGCTTAAAATGAAGGTCTTGACGAATGCGTTCCAAAAAACTGACCATCGGGTCGTTTTCATACCAACTTGCCAGCAGTGTCTGGATGCTGCGAGGGGCACAGTGCGTCACAACATAATCAACTGTCCAGTTGTTCTGCTCCAACGCACAAACTGCACGCTCCATCTCCTCATTTGACGGCATCTCCTGCTGCCACCATGAAATATGCTCCGTGCGATACGCCTTGTCCACTGAGCGAGCACCGCCCATACAGAAGATTTTTCTACCGTCAATGGTAAGAACCTGACCTCTGTCCAAATGATAAATGTCCGGTGCAATTTGCCTGACTTTACCGCCGAACTTATCCTCTAACGGGAACTGGTATAGCATATCAAAGTTTTCGTGGTTTCCGTCAATCCAGAGAGTGGTGAAATTTTTGGCTGTGAGCCAGTCTTGCCACCACATCTCTCTGCGTGAGCCATCCCAGCACAATCCAAAGTCGCCACATATTATCAGGTAATCATCTTTTGTCAGATTTTTCTGCTGCGGGAATTTTGTTGTGTTAAGTTTTTCAATATCGATATTGGCATGAGTATCACCTGTTACATATATCATGGAATCCGATTCCTTTCTTCATTTGCAATCTACATGGAGCGCCTACCTGGATACAGGTACCGGCGACGGCCCGGCTGTTTTGGCAGATGATTTCGACGGGGAGATGGTGGTGTCGGGAAGCGCTTGTGGCTCAGTGTTTTATCTACCTTGTTGTATTTCGTGCGCCTAATGCTCACTTCTGCCGAGGTGTACTCTACCGGCGATGTGCCCTGAACCTTCGTTCCGCCTTCGGGGCGGGCGGCCTTTGCTTTCCCAACAAATTGTTACTTTGGCCTTTGGCGCAAAGCACATTCCTTTCGGGATGTTATTCATTGCAAATGATTTTGGTGTTCCTGTAATCTACATAGGATAAGCGTGCCGGATGCGAGGCGCCTGGAGCGCATTGCAGATGCGGTTAGTTCCTATTTTAATTCTCTGCTGGTGTGGAATCCATTGTGCCGCAATGACCACTGACTCTATTTCTCGTGCTTGATGACGAGCCCGACTGGGTCGCAGCCGCGTCGTCAGCCGGTCTTCAGGAAGAGGCGGGGTGTTCCTCCCCAGCAAGTTGTTACTTATGCCTTTGGCGATAAGCATTGCTTTCGCAATTATCCATTACAGGAAAGGGCGGTTTAACCTCAAACCGCCGAAGGGATTATCTTAAATCGTCTTTGATAAGCCGCAGGACATCTGTCTCCATTTTTTCGTTGGTATGCTTCACGATGGCATCGATAGTCTCCGGCTCTACCATACGATAGTAGCTATGTAAGCCCTGCATAGTTTGCACATCTTCTCTCGGCCACGAGATGCCCTTGCGTTTATCGGTAATGTAGTTGTAAAGCATGGACTGGAACTGGCGCTTCTTCTTATGGCCGACAGTAATTTCATTGTCCTTGTTGAGCATAACACCAAGATTCCAGTTACGACCTGCGGAAGAGCCGTATCTCGTTTTGCTTCCGTTGATGGTGAACGGCGCTCCAAATTCATGCAGCGTATCCACCACGAGTTTTTCTACACGATGCACATCAAAATCAACCTTAGACGAAATGATGAAGTCATCGGCATATCTGGTGTAAATGAACCGCTGCTTGTCAAAATCACGGAATGCATTGGCAAGCTTATAGTCAACAGGAATCATCATCACATTGGTAATCAGTGGAGAAAGCGGAGTTCCCTGCGGCAGACCTCCATTGAGAAAAGCCAAATCCAAGGCCTTCCGCAACTCTGCCTCGCCGTTGGGAAACTTTACGATTTCGCTGAATGGGAACACCATAGAAAACATTTTGATAACATAATCCAGTGTGGTGCTACCAAAGAAATCGTGTAAATCCAGCTTGCCGAACCATTTACTGTTGTTTTTCTGATGGCGCTTGACCGCATCAACCGTACATCTGTTTTTTACATAGGCAAATGCAGAAGTGTGATACAACGCATGGAAATCTTCCTCAAAAATAGTCTTGAGATTCCGCAATGCGTTCATCAGCTCCGGTTTAGGGGCATCAATACGACGCAAGCCACCAGACTTTTTGGGGATGTGGAATGTTTCATACAAAGTACTGCGTTCCTGTGCGCGAAGCGCCTCCGTTTGCTCATTAAAGCGCACCAGTTTGCGAATAAGAGCATCCGTATCAATGCGGCTTGTAAAATGCTCACTTACCGTTTCATATGCATAGGTTCGTGTATTGGAAACATTTGTGTTTAATATGGTTGGCGCTTGGAAGCTTTGAAAGAGGAACTCTTCCAGTGTCATTTGGTGATAAATCGGGGATTGCATGACCGTGATATATACCATCGCCCTATGCCTCCTTTTCATAGTCGTAACTGTAACCTACATGAGTGTTGCTGCGTTTGAATCAAAAGAAGCTTATCCGCAGTGAGCTGAGTGAGATGCATTTACAAGTATGCTTCTTTTTTTTTTCTTAGCTATGTTGAGGATAATTGTCGTGATTTGGGTGGGTTTTGTGAAGGATAATACTTGACAAACCAGGTACGCTGTGCTATTCCGGTTATTGGGTTCCTGGTGGATGTCCAAGGCCTTCGGCGACTCCGGAGGAGTCACTGGTCACCCTTCTGGGCAGGCGGTGTTTTCCTCCCCGACAATTTGTTACTTCAGCCTTTGGCGTGAAGCCCCCGAAAAGGGTAATTCGTTACAGTTCAATGGCGCATTTTAAGGCTGCGCCACACCTAATAGCTCGAACAGCTCTGCATCTGTGCAGGTTTCGTTTTTCAATGCGTATGGTTTGATGTGGGCTACGCCGTTTTCATCAACCTCTACCACTGTTTCCGGTTTCAACCGGCACATCGGCCTAAGCCCCGCGCAGTCACGGGGATATTTTCTCTCACAATACCCAGACCTACTAAGAGCCAAAGCATAGTCTCTGAAGCCATCCTGCTTGCCTGCCAACCAGAAGTTCATGTAAGACTCCCAACTGAAATTACCAAACCGGCCTTTTTTGTCAGCACAGTCTTCTGTTGCTTTGGGACGAATACCTTTCTTGGAAAACAGCTTCAGCTTCAACTGGTCATCAAGGATATCGGTGATAGTAGGAAGCCGAATGAGGGAACTGAGCGTCTCACCGTCAACCACATACTGCTGTATCTGCAAGCTATCGAGTTCATAATCTTCAAAGAAGTATAGAAACCCATAATGGTTGCGATAGCTTTGTGCTCGGCTGCTGAAAACATTATTCGGAGGAGCATCTGCTTCATGAGTTTTGCGAAACCAATCGTCTCTGTCGCTGTTCAGGTATGTATGAATATTGGACAGACGATAGTCTGGATTGCCAAGATTGCGCCTGCCGTCCCCAGTTCTTTCCGGTGCATCAAAGCAAAGATAATCCACGGCGCACTCGGTGATAAAATCGCAGTTTGGACTACCTTTTAGCCAAACAACGGGGTGCGGTTCATCATTGTTGACTCCGTAAGAACCAATGATGACCTGTGTGCCGACCTTAAGGCGTTCGACGGTAGTATCCATAATGCACCGCCCTCCTTTCGTTTCTCATTGCTGATTAAAAAGCGTCCAACATAAAGTTGAACGCATCCAAGATAATCAGTTTTTTCAGTCCCTTGCCCCGAATGAAGTTGACAAAGTTGGCGACGCCGAGTGCGCAGATAGCCCTGACGGTTGGCGCAACGCCCAGTGTAACGCCGCAAGCGGAGACGGGTGTTTCCTCAGATGCCTCTTCATGACTGAAGTTCATGGAGTTCAGCAAGTCTTTCTTCATCTTGTAGTCAGACCAGTCGGCAGCATAATGCTGTGCAGATTCCAATAGAGTGCGGAAGTCCAGCATCGCTTTGACATAGGGATTGTCGAAGTGCTTTTCAACAATCTGGCGGCGCAGTTCGATGTTGTCTACACAAAGGAATACATACCCGGAAAGCTGCTGCCCACCCCACCCCTTGCCATAAAGCTTGAGGTCGTCCTTGATTTCGGGATTGATTTCAAACAGGATATCTGCCAGAGCCTCCACTTTGGGGCGGCCAATATCCTGCTGGCGGAAAATCTGGTTTGCCAGATTGTGCGGATTCACAACATCCATATCCCACAGAGCGAGATTGGTGATGCCAAGACGGACGAGGTTCTCTGCCAGCGTTGCACCAACAGAACCACATCCGACAATGTTAATGCGAGCCTCAACCTTTTCAGGCTGGAAATACTCGTAGCTTTTGGACAAATCCATTGCCATTGTTACTCACCTCCAAGATACTGGTCGCTGTAGCCGCCATAGGTATATACGGAATCATCATCGTCTTCATCCCACATGGACTGCTGACAGCCATTCTTCCCCTGCCAACCTGCACCGATTCTTGTGCGCGGCTTCTCAGCCTTTTCGGCTTTTTTGTCTGATTTCTTATCGTCAGACTTCTTATCGGACTTCTTGCCACCCTTGTCCTCTTTCTCGTCCTTTTTGCTACCCGGAAGAGGATTATAAGGGGTGCCGGAATAAGGTGGGCGATTGCCGCTGTATCCGCTGTATCCGCCATAGTTCCCATAGGTATAGCTTTTCTGCTTGACCATATCCTTGGCGGTCTTGAGAAACTCGGCCAACCCCTCATGTTCGCCCTCAAGTTTGACGGTAATGTCCTTATCTTCAAACAGGACATTCTTCTTGAGGTCATAGATTTTATTTGTACTGACAAACGACTTGTTCCAAATCATGAAGATGTAGAAATCGTCGTCCCCCAGCATATTGAGGATTTCTTCCTGATGATTGAGGTCTACAGAGGAAGGACTGGTCGGCATATTGACATGGGAATGTCCCTGCATATGGATGTTGTTGAAGCGCTCATCGTCTGCGTTCTGCATCAGCCACTCAGCGTACTTCTCGGTATCCATCTCAACCGTGGTTCCGGAGACCTCCTGCGGATAAACCACGATGTCTTCGATGATGTACTCATCTACGGCTTCGTCGGTTGCACGATGTGCAACACCATGCCAAGCGACCTCCTTATCAAACTCTTTGACGAGGAGCGCCATCTTCGCCCATGCTCCGGCGGTAAAGACGACAGTTGCTTTTCTGTCGCCACAGGTGAACACCTTTGTGAAAGACAGTTTCCCATCTGCAAGCTTTGTAAGTTGCAAAGCCTTTTCAAAATCTGCACGGCACTCAGCCATGTACTGTTCGGTCATCTTAATGGGTTTACTCATTTTGCGCCTCCTCCGCTTACTCATTTGCCTGCGTTTCCTGCTGCTCCAACCAGCTGATGGCTTCGTTGGGTTTTACGATACGGCCATCGGGCAGTTCAATGCAGCGATTGTTGTTACCGTTGCCCCACATAGACCGCATAAACGAAGTCATGACAGCAGAGTCTCCCCAGTTAAGGCTCTTGCAGGAAGCAACGCACTGCTCCAAAGCGCCGATATAGTCGTGGTTCCTAAGCAGCCGATTGATAGTGGTGGTATAATTACCCATGCAGTTGTAATCATTGATATGGGGATTGGGGAGGTAGTCACCATACTCCGCGCCAAAATCCCGATGCCCATTGGGAGCAACGCTACCATTAAGGTCAAAACGGTAGGAAGCGCAGACACGAATTCTCAGGCGCGGCTCTTCACTGACAAAGATTTCAGTCATCAGCTTCTTCATTTTCTCAGCAGCTGCGCCTGTATGACCGGAGCCTCCGTCGGGGCGGTACACGAAACTCGTAGCGCGGTTAATGATTTGTTCTGCCATATCCCGGTCAAAATATTCCAGACAATCCTTGACCGTGAAGTACATATCGGTATTGGTCACACGCTCCAGAACCAGCTTGGTATTACACAGGAAGTACTCCATGATTTCAGAGTCCTCACCGCCATCGGCAACTTTCTGCTCAAGTCCCAGCAAGCGAATACACTGTTCATTACGCTTTGTGAACTGCTCACCGATATTGTCATTTAGACGGGTGATTTCTCTATCGATATTTTGAATTACCTGCCTGACACGGTCACACTCAACTTGCTCATAGCGAGTTTCAAAACCCTTCAGCAGCTGACGGATTCTTGCTGTGCGGAAATCGTACCGTTCTGCAAGCTTGGCAAGACAGCGTTCATAATCTTCTGAGTTCTTTTCGCGGAGGGATTTGACCAATGCAAGCTCATCTTCGGTGATACCCTCCTGCTGATTCAGATACCACGGCAGGAATGCGAGGATAGATACCTGCAAGTAGTGCATTTTGCGAATGTCAAGATTGTCCGCAAAGATGATAACACTCTTAAGCTCAGGATTGATGTAGCAATCCACGGCAAAGGATTTGCGGTAAAACTCGGCGAACTTTTCAAGCCGGTGATACCCCTCAAACACGGAAACGAACTTGTCAACAATAATTTTCATGTTGGTAAGGTTGCTATCCGAATCTGCACGCAGACTGTGGATGATGACCTGACCGGTCGTGTTCATATCATAGTTGTTGCAAATAGCCATGACGGCTCTATCTGCTGGGACACTCCGAATAGTATCTGCCGTATAATCGGAAGAACCGAACACCAAATTGACGGACTCTCCCTCTTTGATTCGAGGTGCAACTAAGGCACGAAGCGTCGCAAGGAAAGAGCAGTCGTTTCCGAAAGCACCGCCGGTGATATTGGTGAAGTAGCTATTGGCAGCTTCCGTAGTAAACGGCGTTGACGAAATGCTTGTTTTGAACATAGGAACACCTCTATTCATTTTGTTATATGGTGGGGAATATCGGAGTCGAACCGATATGGTATGCACCAGCGGATTTTAAGTCCGCAGCGTCTGCCTGTTCCGCCAATTCCCCATAGAAAGAGCCGCCCGAATGGGCGGCTCGGCTGGTTTAATTGCTTGTGAATCAGGCGTTATCGGCCTTGACCACATTCAGCAGGAAGCACTTCTCGGTGATACCGAACTGAGCGAAGGTCTTGTCGAGGTCGCCGGGGTTCAGAGAGGAACCGTCGAGGTGCATGACGCCACGGGTGTAGTCAACGCCGTTTGCCTCCAGGCAGGCACGCAGGGTAGTGGACTCGTCGATGATAACGGACTCGCGCTTGACATTGTTGCCAACAGTAACCTTAATCATAATGTTTCTCCTTTAATTCAAAATTTGTTTTGTTGTGAAACGGAACGGGGCGGTTTACACCGCCCCGTTTTGCGACCCGCGATTACTGAGCGACCGTGATGTTGCTCATCACAGTTGCCTTCTCACCCGCAATCTCATCGAGAACGGCGGGCAGCTTCTCCTCAAGCTTGTTGAGGTTGATGATGGCGGCGCCCAGACGGTCGGCAACCCAATCCTTGACATCGCCGGTCACGCCGTCAAGGAACAGGGTGATGCACGCCAGCTTCTCATCATCGCGGGTCTCAGCGCCGAAAGAAGCGCCGAAAGCGTTGATGTTACCGGCACCATTGGTGGTACCCACAGCGAAGATAGGCTCCTTACCGTCCTCGCCGCCCTTGAGAACCAGCTCCTTGGGGCGATACTTCTCAATGGTCTTGATGTCCTCCAGCTTCATTGCGGAAGTTACGACAGCTGCGTCGCCTGCGATAGTGATTTTTGCCATGATGTATGTACTCCTTCAATACTGATGTACTCCTATTGGTTCACCTTGCGGTTATCCGCCCACACCACGGGGAGGTTGGAGCCGTTGTGGGTATAAAACGCGCCCGGTCTCCTTCACGGAGCGCCGGGCGCTTGTAAAAAGCTATTTGATTTTACAGGTTCGGGCAAAAGCTGATGGCTGCGCCATGCAGCTTTAAGTGCAGAAGCCGAAAGCGACGCCAATACTGTAGTAGGCGGCGCCATAGGTGGCGTTGCCGCCGCTGCTGACACGACAGAAATAACTGCTGGAGCCAGAATAAGGAGAACGCAACATGGTGTACTCGGGATTACCGTTGCGAAGCTTGAACCATGCGACATCCTCCTGACGATACCATTCGTACCAATGTCCCTCGCCGGGCGCAGAGTAGATATTGCGCCCATACAATTCCTTCTCGGACTTTATCCAGAAAGAGTCCAGCGTCTCGATAACACGATTCTCGCCAGTGTACACATCAGCTGTCTGCTTAATGACTGGTGTGACAACATCCAAAATCTCGTCGGGAATCAGACGATGAATGTCGCCGTCCGCATCGTTGAGCCGGTGGCGAATCTGCGTTGCTTCCCACGACCCTTCATTGGTGTCGCGCCTATTCCAGGGGTAAGTGTTGGGCAGACAGTCCACCATCTCCCACGAGATGGGAACCAAAGAACCATCGCTCGTCTTGTCATGATTGAAGCCGATGATGCGAAACTGAACCTGCGCACCGTTCTTCAGCACAACATTGCGGTAATCTCCGAGCTGCAAGAAATCAGCCGCATATTTTCCAAGCCCTTTCAAAGAACGCCAGGGCATATTATCCAAACAGTTTGGCATTTCACAGACCTCCAATCAAAAAATGTGGCGGGGAGTGTAGGATTTGAACCCACGGACGGCTTATCACCGTCAACGGTTTTCAAGACCGCCGCCATAAGCCACTCGGCCAACTCCCCATAAAAGAAGGGCGGGTCATCTCAGACCGCCGCCCTTAATATCATCCCAAAAGCCACCCCTAAACTCGTCATCGTCCACTGGATAACCGGTATCATCCTCATACGGAAACTCCGTATAGACCTCACAGCCAGTTTCTTCATCCGTGATAATCATGGGGCGGTAAATTGGCAAGCACTGCTCCTGAGCGAGGTACTCTAAGAAGTGGTCTAAGACCTCGTTTACAAACATTTCTCCGTATGTATCCATGATTTCAGGACTGTTGTCTATCGACTCCTGCAAGACAACGGACAGGAAATCACACAGAGCGAGAGAAAGCTCGTCCTCGCGCTCATACTGAGCATCCTCCATATCTTGCCGAGTCAAATCTTCTGGCTCTTCCTCCGGCAATTCCGGCGGGCATTTCTTCCCATCAACAATCATGACAGGGAAAAGATATTGTGCATACAGGCGTTTCGCCGCTTCATTACAACCTGTCTCGGTCAGAACACACTCCTCATACTCCGGTTTTGCATCGCCCTTACACACGGAAAACAAAGGAAGTGCATTATCCTCGGTAAGATATACTGCATACTCTGTGTCCTTGTTCTCTGCGATGACGACCATCTCCTTTGACAGACGGTCTTTATGACTTTGAAAAAAAGCCCACACTGTATTTGCGGCCACATAAATATGAACCCCCATGATAGATGACCTCCTCACGAAATAGAATTGGTGCCCCCGATGGGGCTTGAACCCATGACACCCGCCTTAAAAGGGCGGTGCTCTACCAACTGAGCTACGGAAGCATAAACCGGCTGTTACGGAGCGCCCTGAATGGTGGACACGCTTGGATTCCACAGCAGCTTTGCCGTTTGAAAGGAAAACGATGAACGACGGACGAAAAGGAGAAAGCTACTGAAAGGACACAACACCGTGGCAAAGCTAATGGTGCAGGATAAGAGACTTGAACTCTTACGCCGAAGGCAGCGGGACTTGAATCCGCCGTGTCTGCCAATTCCACCAATCCTGCGTTTGAAAGTGGCCTTTAGGTCGGCCAACCACCATCTGACTAACTATTTTGTCATTACAGGCGTACTCTCTATTGGAAAGCCGTTAGCCGGTAATCTTGCCCCAGTCATATTTGTTAGAAGGGCTCCGTGGTGCGGGTAGTGAGATTTGAACTCACACGCCCTGATGGGCACAAGCATCTCAAGCTTGCCTGTCTGCCGATTCCAGCATACCCGCATAAGGCCAGAACCTTTACTCGACAATAAGGATAACGGAACTCCCACGCCGAGGAAGGCACCACTTTCTGATTGTGGCACACTTCACTTCGGGCTTCATGTAACGCTCGTCATCGATAGCTCCGTTGTACAGCGTCTCGCAGAAACCGTCTGTGTTGCGCCGAACCAGCAGGTTATCTACCTGAGAGTCCAGCGAAAAGTGCGCTCTTATAAAATCCAAAACCGTCATGAGATGGCCTCCCTTGAGAAAGATTCAAAGAGCTTGTCAAACTCTGTTGTGTCAGCATCAAACTCGTCATCGTCATCAATGCGCTTAATATCACAGGGAGTAACAAACCATCCGTATCCATGAGAGCACGCCCCGTGACAGTCATGACCTCCAACGACTTTTTCGTTCCATCTGACTCCGATATGCGGGGAGGAGTCAACGATAACACAGATAACTCCCTGCACTCCAATAGCAATGCTATCATTGTTATCAGGCGAGTCTCGAACGCATTCGACCTTATCGCCAACATTAAAAACTTCTGTCATCATGTCCATTGTTTTCCCCTCTACTTATCTCCAGTTGGTAGACACACGCCCATCTGGATGGATGATAATGTTGGAGTAACCATCACCATAATTATTGTGACGCTGCTGCCACATATCGCCAAGTGTCACACGGGCGTGTTTGCCCGCATAGTCAAAGGTCGCATACACAAAGAAATCGCCGATTCTGAATGTATGCACATCGACATCCGCATCCTGCTGCAAATCGTTCCAAATGTCTACGGGGTAATCTTTCTTTTCAAGGCCACTCAGGAACCGGAAAGAAAAGCTGCTGGCATCCATCTTCATGTAGTCCTTGATAAAAGCAAGCGTAGGATTCTCGACTACCGTTTGAACAGTACATCCCGGAAAACCAGCCGGGTCTGTCCAAACATAATCGTTACGGGAGAGGTTGATGTGTGCCAACCCATTCAGCTCCGTGCTAAATCCCGTAGTGTTGATGGAACAAAACACGCCATTACCGTGCTTACGATAAGTCTCAACGATATTGGCGATGTGCTTCGGGTAAAGACCGGGTTCGCCGCCCGTGATAGACAGCCGTGCGTTGGGATGCTCCTGCAAAACCCGCTTCAACGCCTCGATTTGTGCATCGAAATCATTGTCTCCCGACATAGGGTTCTGTCGTTCCAAGCAGAAGGGGCAGTGGAACGGACACTCCTGTGTCGTAATCATCTGGACATTGATGCGGTAATAGAGAGGGCGTCCAAGAGAAGTTTTGGCAGTTCTGCTCGCCAGCCTATACTGCAAGTCGTTACTCATTTCGGCTCGAATATCCTCGTAGGAAGATATGTGTGGTATGTAGTTCATCTTGCTGCTCATCGGCGCCCCTCCTTATGAATTGTTTCTCAGCCTCTGCCCACCAAGAGGAGGCTATAAATGCGACAAGAACCGTTATTACGACACTGTCATAAGCTACTCGAACATAGTTGTCGGTTCTCATTCGCTCCATCTTTGTACGGAGGCGCTGGATTTCTTCGTTCTTGCTTTCACGCTCAAATCACCGGATATAAAATCATTACGCTCCACGCTTTCGCCTCCTTACCAAAGTCATGTTTTATTGAATGCCATCTATCCACACCTCTATTGTGCGGCGATTTGCAAACTGCTTGCAGAGTTCCTCGATAGATATACCATGCGCTTTTGCGTCCGCTTTCATTGCCGCAAACTGGTCTTTATATTTCTTGACCATTTTTTCAAGTGTAAGGAAACGCTCTTTGTCCGCAGGATAGAAAACAATATCATCTAATCGAACTTCGTCGATATTGCCAGAGTGAAATATTGCCTTCCAGCAGTCCTTGCACGGCTCATCCAGTGGCGATACTTGGTGGTTTATGCAATTACTGCAACAGACGACCACGCCATTTACCTTAATTGGTTTCATCGGTTGTCCTCCTTTGCAATAAGGTAGCTGTTTTTTAGGGTTTTTCGCGCTGCCGCAGATTTCCACGCATTGTCCTTACCGTCTACCCCTAATGCCACATGGGGTCACAGACCCTAAACACTTCTGCTCTGTGCCGGTTGTGTTCTGATACCGGAAAACATCCTGGAGACTTTGTTTAACCTTGTTGCTCCAATCCTCAAGGGTAACTCGGCAAGTGGCTTGCCTATTGGTGGAGATAGTCGGACTTGAACCGGCGACCCTCTGCGTGCAAAGCAGATGCTCTCCCAACTGAGCTATATCCCCATCTCGGAAGCGGCTTAAAACCCTTTGCTACTCAGCCGCATGATGTTCCCCAATTTGCTGCTTCCTGCACTCTGGAAATACAGGACATTCTTTGCTCCAGAAACAAAGCATGAACATCGTTCCCTATTGGTGGGAAAGGTTGGATTTGAACCAACAAGGGTTGCGCAACTTCCCAGGGCTTAACTCACCCCGCGTCTAACCGTTTCGCCACTTTCCCGGATTGCTCGTCTGTCCGAACCGCCAAGCGTCTTTCCGCTTTGCCATACTTACTCGGAGGTCATATATATAAACAACTCGTTACCGCCCAGCCAAGTGGTACTCCCCACGGTCACATATACACCCGACAAACCATTGCCCTTGGATTTTGCAAAAGGTTGGTGTTTATGCTTTGGTATTTGAGCTTTCTTCAATAAAAGCTTTAAGAGTTGAGCGTTGAATATTTAATTTTGAGTTTTGAACTTTACAGTTCAAATGCCGCCGCTCCCGGTTAGCTCTCTATGTCTAACCAGTCAGAAGCACGGCGGCTATGTTCATCCAAAAATGTAGATTTGATTTTGTTAGAACCTTTTAACAAAATTAAATATCAGCATAGCAGGCTGGAGCCAATTCTTTTTCACTTTACTTATCTGTACTTGGCAAAACAGAGAAGGCATATGATTCGGGGTTTTCGGACGGCAACGAAGTTGATTGCTTAAACGGTTCCGGAAAACTCGTCTGTCACGATTGCTGTGTGTTTCTTACGCCTGTTGAGCAGTTCGATGAGGGACTCCTCAACATTATCCAGCAAATCGGAGTAGACACTTCCGTAGAGCTTTGCTTCATTGTCCGGCTCCCGTTCGTCATCTTCGGGAGAGGGAACCTTGATGTTGTAGGTGTCAAGGACATCCTCAAACATCTCGACAATGAGCATCGCTTCATCGCGGGTATAGATGGTGCCGCTTTGCGGCTTGCACACCTCGCTCATATCAGTAGGAGATTTCCAACTCGGTCAGCGCATTGGAAACCGACAGAGCGGAGTCAATCTCGACCATGAAGTCGTTGATTTCCTTTTCCAGACGAGCCATCTCATCGGCGATGTGAATGGGGTCAACGATTTCCATCGTCTGTGCGGCGATGAAGTCGGCACGGACTTTCTTGATTTCGTCACTGGCACCCTTCATATCGACATTGCCGTAGAGAGACTTGACATACTCATCGGCACGCAGCTCCAGAACATCACCATTGTTCTTATCGGCCTCCATGCGGGCACGGCGATTGTCACTGTCCAACTTCTTGAGCAGCATCTGCTTCAGGGGAACGCCGTGGTTCTTCAGCTCGATTGCCTCGGCAACCGTGTACTCTTTGCCGCCGATAGTCACCTTGACGGTGGCGTTGGACAGCGTGACCGCACGCTTAATAGCATCACGGCGGGCAATGAGGTCGTTTGCGGATTGGTAAGAAGCCTGAACTTCCTTACAATAATCGCCGACACTCACACCGGCAACCTTGCTGTTGGCGTGCTTGTTGGCAAAAACGAAAGGGCTCTGCTGCATACACTTCTGGATACGGGAATCCAGCGTCTTGAGCTCACACAGCGCCTTATGGACAGTCATCTTTTCAGTAGTCATAAACTTGTTCTCCTAATCTTTGATTTTTGATAAATTACTTGCCGCGCTCAACGGCTGCTTTCAAACCCTCACTGGGCTTGAAGAATGGAACCCGTTTGGCAGGAATCGGGACAGGCACATTGGCTTTGGGATTTCTGCCGACCCTCGGCGCTCGTTCTCTTGCCTCAAAAACGCCCAGCTCCGTCAGCTTGATTTTCTCACCGGCAGACAAAGTGTCTGTGATGATTTGAAAAACAGCATCCAAAGCAACACGGGCGTTTACCTTTGTCATCCCTGTGCGCTGTGCGAGAGCAGAAATCATCTCTTCCTTGTTCAATAAATCAGCCCCTTTCCTTTATTGGATGAACAGTAAGCCAGTCAACCCGCTTTCAGTTCGCTATATGCTTCCTGCATGGTATCGGCAGAAAACTGAAACTCGCCATCGAGAAAAACCTCGATATGCCCATTGATATGACGGAACTCATACATACCGCCGACCTCCAATCCTCTATCAAGAATGAAATCATATCGTTCCATAATGTCGTCTATGTAATTGTTGTCAGGGTTATATACCATATAGGACAGAAAAACTGTTCCATCCCGCATCTGGTAATCCCCAATCTTGTACGGGATATAGCAGCCATCTGTCGGGCAGGCAATATACCATCCGCTATTTGCCGAGGAGTTCAAAATCACACCATCACCGGCTTCAGCATTTATCGCCATGCCAATACAACGCTCAATGACTGTGATACCGTTGCGGTTTTCCAGCAGTTCTGTGGTCAACTCAGATGAATCGACAAGCCGATAGCCGCGCAAACCATTTGCCTCCAGCGCAGACAGGAAGCCCTTCTCAATTTCCTCGTAATGGTTGATTTCCGTTTCACCGCCGTAGACGCTTACCGTCAGTGTTTGCGGAGATTTGGAACAACCACAGCAGGAAACCATGAGTAAAATCAAAAGGAAAGACCAGAACTTTTTCATTGTAAGCCCCTTTCCATTGTTGATAACGGGAGGAAGTTTCACCAAACGGATACAGCCGCGATACTCCGACTTCCAAGGATGCACTTTTAGTCTTATCCCGTGGTCATGGCAGCATTTCCATAACACTTGGACACTTTCGTAGTCCCCAACGCCTTGTAAAGCTTTCAGAATTTTGGGTGCCCCCTCACTTACCTTCACTATTACAAGGACTAAGCGTTAAGTGGAAAACCACTCCACGGAATCGTACCGTGCCAGCCTTACGACATCGAACCTCGCTTCAAGGTAAACCATGTTTCCCCGATAATCAGATACACTCCGCCAAAGCCATATCGCCGGATTTCAAAGATTCCGTGGATACCAAAGTGCCAAACCATATTGCCTCCTATGTGTCTGCAAACCATTCACCATTACCGTTCTGAAACCCCTGTCGTTTTCAATTCGGAAACCCTGCAATTATTGCGCTGAGTTCGACGGTGCTATGGTGAAAGGCAGCAAACTGGGAAATCAGAGGATTACGATTTGCTTTGAGAAAAGCATATATAACCCGATGGGGGCAATGAGAAGAACCGCCGTGCAGTCTTTTTCCTCCGGTGTAACTCCGGTGGACGCAAGCCAGAACATCAGGGCGCAAATTGCGATGAGTGCAATACCCATCAGCTTCTGCTCGACGACTTTCCGGCGGCGTTGGTTTCTTGTGAGCGATTTTCTTGCATAACCTGCCATATCGGAACCCTCCCACTATGTAATTACCACACTCTGCGTTTACACGGACTTGTGACCGTTTATCGAAAACTCGATAAGCCGCATTACGGCAACCGCACTGGCTCCCCACCTCATTTAACGCCGCCAATTTCCCTTTTACCTACGGCGTACCAATGCGAAAAACTTATATATCAGCGTAAGCGGAATGACCGCTTCCCCATTTGACCAAAACTCGTGGGCAAGACACATTTCCGATGATGGTCACGCCATCGGAGCAGCGGGCGATATGCCGCCCATCCTCGTGAGAAAACCTCACAGCAGAACCGGAACGGTTCACAAGCCCTTTTACCCGTTCTTTGAAAACATCATAGGACATATGAAAAACTCCTTTTGTGGATTGGCGGCTTTAGGCATAAGAAAAACCGCCGGACTATTACCCATTCTACAAAACTGCCAGCATTGGCATGGGTTCAGCGGCGGTTCTTCAAAACCCGCAGTTAGTTGTCTTTCTTGGTACGATAGTCCAACTCGTAGGACTTGCCGGTGACGATGCGATGGCAAACCTCAGCCAGATAATTGCGGAAATACCGGTGATTGGAACAGGTGACGGTCAGAGCCTTGCGGTTCTTCTTGGAATACACGGACATAAGGAAGTTGACATCGTGAGATGTCGCCTTATACTGCTCGCCCAGCATGGCGGTGATAACCGTCTGCAAAGTCTTGAGCAGATTGGTCTTGCTCACGGGGTTCTTGCCCATGTCAAACTCGCGGGCAATCTCGCTCATGGCATAACTATCATTGACCGCTTTGGGGTTGATACCCAAATCTACGGCTTTCTGCGCGGTCAGCAGAAAGTTCATCTTCTGGGCGATATGCGCCCAATTCTCGTTGGCACCGATTTTGCCGCAATACTTGTGGAGCTTGAGCAGGTCAATCTGACGCTCTTTATCCACGATAGCGCGGACGGGAACCTTGTCATCGCCCTTCTGCTCGTCCTTGACCCCGATGGTAACATAGGACAAGGTCGTGACTGCGGTGAGCATGGGATTATCAGTGTTTTTGCAGTCCTCAAAGCACATATCCCGGACAGTAGCGGTGTACTCGTTGACCTTTTCGGTCATAGCCTTTTCCGCTTTGGTTGCGTCCTCATACTTGCCGTTCTGGATTGCATCATTGTAATCCTTGACAAGGGCTTCGGCGTCAGAGCGCAACTGTGCCAATTTGGCGATGTTTTCTTCTCTGGTCATTTTGAAATGCCCCTTTCACAGTTTTTTCTTGGGTGATAACAGGTTTATCACTCAATGAAGCCGCCGAAGAAAACCCTCGGCGGCTCTATCAATGATAAACCCGATATTTGAAATGGTTCCGGCTCTGCATTTCGGCGCATGGGGTATATTTTTCCCCACAGCCGTTGCAGTATCGAACGGAACACGCACCATTTCCGATACTCATTTCTATCGGGGACTGTTCTGTTCAATTCGCAATACTTGACCAAATTCGGCTTTCATACCTATATGCCCTTGCTTTCGGCTCCTCGGAGCGCAATACCCTTGGGTAGAAAACTCGGACGATACTACTTACTTTCAAAAGTCGTTCTTGTATAGCCATCAGTTATGCAAGCCGCACTTAGGTTCATAGGCACAAACCTCCGGGGATTTTCACTATCTCGTACCATGAGCCTAACTCTCATGCACCGGCGACGCCTTTGATAGCAAAGGTACTCTATTGACATTCGCTCAATAGTGCGTTGGCTTGCCATTCCCGGAAGTGGCGAACATCTCCGCTTGTATTCCGTGGCTTGCCTTGCGGGGTCTTGCCCTGCACCCTTAACCGCAAGGGGTGTACCCTGTAGGCGGCGGGGCGGCGGGGTCTTGCCCTGCACCCTTAACCGCAAGGGGTGTACCCTGTAGGCGGCGGGGCGGCGGGGTCTTGCCCTGCACCCTTAACCGCAAGGGGTGTACCCTGTAGGCGGCGGGGCGGCGGGGTCTTGCCCTGCACCCTTAACCGCAAGGGGTGTACCCTGTAGGCGGCGGGGCGGCGGGGTCTTGCCCTGCACCCTTAACCGCAAGGGGTGTACCCTGTAGGCGGCGGGGCGGCGGGGTCTTGCCCTGCACCCTTAACCGCAAGGGGTGTACCCTGTAGGCGGCGGGGCGGCGGGTGTTCCTTGCGGTTGCGGGTGGTCTGTCCAAAAGAAAAGGGCGGGGGCTTTTCGCCCCCGCCTTTCGTGCGGTGTCGTGTTCGGTTTAGTCCTGCGCGGTGGTCTGTCCGTGCGGGGTCAGTCCCGCCGCCGTGGCTTTCGTCTGTATCTGTCCCACGGTCTTTGCAATCGCCCTTTGCGTTACGCCTAAATAGGTTGCTATCGCCTTGTATCCCTTGCCCTGCATACGCAAGCGGAGAATTTGCGCTTGTCTGTCGGTCAAGTTCAGACTTGCAACAAGTGTTTCATAGTCGGCGGCGGCTTGTCTGTCGGTGGTATAGTTGCCGTTGCAATCGTACCCGCCTAAATCGGCGTACTTGTTCAAACGGTGATAAATTGTGTCCAGTCCGTCCGCCGTCAAGTCCTCTATGTAGCTGTACCCGTTGCGGGGGTCAGTCTGGACGGCGCGGGAATTTTGGACGGCCTGCCGCACAGCCCTGTAAACCTCTTGAATGGGTGTTGTTTCATCGTCCCTATATGCCGCGCTTTCGTCCGAACGGATATAGACACGGCGGGACAGGCGGCGAACGGTGTACTTGCTATCAAGCCAACTTTCGCCGTTGGCGTGTTCGGTGGCTTGTTCCAAAATGGCAAGGGCGGCGGTCTGAACAAGGTCTATCCCGTCCGAAAGGGTGGTTTCCATAAGGTCAACAAGGGCGGCGGCGGCGTCCTTGTCTGCCGTCACTGTCACTAAATCGCCGTCGGCGTTGTAGGTTGTGGCGGTTGCGGCGTTGGCGTTGCGGCGGGTGTTGTCCAGCGTGGCAAGGTCAGCGGCTATCCCTCTTTTCAGTGCTACCATAGCGGGATTAAATCCGGTGTTGCTTGCGGTGTCCCGCTGTGCGGCGGTCTTGCGCTGTGGGTCAATGCACTTGTTGATAACGCTGTATGCAACGGCGGTTGCAAGGGCGGTCAATTCCTGTGCGGTGTCCTTGCCCTGTGCAAGGGCGGTTTCATAGTTGCGCTTGACGGTTTCAAATGCGGTTGTGGTGGTGGTGTTGGCTTTCGCCTGTGCGGTTGCTTTCGTGTTCGTGTTCATCTTGTGTTTCCTTTCTGCCGTTGGTGTTTTTGGCTTGCGGTGGTGTTGTGGTGTTGTGGTGTCCCGCTTGCCTTGTTCGGCATGAACAAGTATAGCACCACTTGCATACAATGTCAACACAATTTTTTGACATACACCCATAGCCGCAAGGGGTGTACCCTGTCGCAACTGTTCCCGCCTTGCTTGCCGCCTGTCGTGCCGCCGTTGCCGCTGTGGTTTCTACTTGCCTTTTCGGTGCTATGGCAAGTAGGGGGGTGGTTATGGTCTTTTCAGCCCCCGCCGACAGCGCAAACAGATGTAGTCGGTTCATCTGACCCAAACCATCACTTTTTTATTGCAAGCCCCACACACCTTGATTTTACTTGCTTTCTCGGCAAAGAATGTCCAGAGTAACATGATTGGTTAAGCCCTTTGCGTGGATGCTTGTGAGGAGGATTCAACTTGTCCAAAAGAGAAAAGGGCTTAACTACGCCGCCTGTTATTTACGCTTCTGTTTTCACTGTTTTCCCTATGTTGTCTACTAATTATACTTACATTCCATAAAGGAATGTGGTATAATATCGGTATAATCAAGATAATTAAATAGACTACATTTTGATTGAGAAAGGAGAGCTACGATGGCTAAGATAATCCACATCGACTTCACACAGGAGGCCAAGCCCTCATCTGTCATCGACATCGCCACCGTCCAGCAGAGCTGTCGTAAGCTCAAGGCTGGCCTCATCGCCCCCGCTGCTGAAGAGGTACATACCGACCTTGCTGTCGAGCACTCCGCTGAACCTATCAAGAGCATGGATGACATCATCCGCATCTCTCAGTTCCTGATTGGACAAAAGCGGTTCAGAGATAATATGCTGTTCATTGTTGGTATCAACTTTGGACTTCGTATCAGTGACCTCCGTATGCTTCGGTTCACTCACATCATCAATGATGATTGTACTTTCCGTGACCGCTTTCCGGTTCTGGAAAAGAAGACGAGAAACACCCGCAAGCGTCAGCGCAACCGCTACATCACCATTAACACAGCAGTTGTGGAAGCTGTGACCCTGTATCTTGAGAACACGACCGGTGTTCATCTCAGCGACTATATGTTCCGCAGCCAGTCCAATAATGGAGTGAACGAAAACAAGCCTATCAGCAAACAGGCCGTTGACCTTATGCTTAAGGGTATTGCTAAAGACCTTGGCCTTGGTAATCGTATGGCGACCCACACACTGCGTAAGACCTTCGCCTATCATCAGATGGTGATGAGTGGTAACGACCCCCGCAAGCTGCTGCTTCTCCAGAAAATATTTGGTCACTCCACCGCTGCTCAGACTCTGGACTACATCGGCATCACCAGCGAAGAGATTGATGAAGCCTATCGGAACCTCAACCTCGGCAGCGTCAATCACAACTATCTGGTCGATAGTGACATTGGAGAGACTGAGATTTTGATGGCCTAATGACCATCTGCTGCACCTTGATAATCGCATATCGGATAAACAAGTTAGGACACACCGAGTGTCCTGGCCGTTTCGGAAAGTCCTTGTGACACAGGGCTTTTCGATTCAAAGGTTATAAAGAAGGAGGAGTTTGAAAAAAGAGCATTAAAAAAGCTACTCAAAGCAGGTTACAGGAGCTGCGTTGATAGCGACAGTATAACCAGTCGAGCGGCTTTTTTGTGTCCTAAAATTTTTTGGATGGTTTGGTTAATCAAAAATACGCAGAAAGGATGTGATGACACCACCAAATGAACCAGATAACTATTGTTGATGCCCGTATGGGCAGAGGTAAATCGTCGGCAGCTATTCGTTACATGAACCGGCACAAGGACAGCAAGCGGTTTTTGTACATTACCCCATATCTGGACGAGGTCGGGCGTATCTGCGAACGCTGCGACTTTGACCAGCCGGACAGTGACCACATGAGCAAGTCATCTGAGTTGAAGCTGCACCTTCGTCTTGGACACAATGTCTCCGCAACGCATTCACTGTTTTATCTGATGGACGACGAGGCGCTGAAACTAATTCGAGAGAAGCACTATTCTCTTATCGTAGATGAGAGCATCCAGGTGATAGAGAGGTTGAATATCACTGATAAGGATTTCGATCTGATTGTCACACAGCTCGCTGAAGTTTTAGAAGACGGATGCATCCAGTGGAAAGATGAGGAGTACACCGGGCGGTTCAGCGATTACAAGGAGATGGCAAACACCCGCTCACTATTCCGGCTGGACAATGCGCTGCTGAACATTCTCAACCCAGAACTACTTCGCTCATTTGACGAAGTGTTCATGCTGACCTATCTTTTCAATGGGCAGTACCAGAAAGCATACCTGGATTATTTCGGGTTTGACTACAGAGTAGTTGGCGTGGAGAGCGACGCCAATGGCTATCGATTCTCTGACAGGCCGGATGAACCGCCGCCCCTGGATTACCACGACCTGATACATATTGTGGACAGCCCAAAACTCAATGCTGTTGGGGACAAGACTTATACCCTGTCCAAGTCATGGTACGACAAACGGGGGTATAACAACGCTGAGATTCGCACGCTGCGAAACGGCATGAAGAAGTTCTTTCAAAGTGTCCAAGGCGGTGGTCAGGATACACGACTGTGGACTTGCTACAAGAGCGATGTAAACAAACTGGTGGACAGCAAAACAGGAAGGTTCCGAAAGAACTTTTTACAGACCAGTGCCAGAGCGACCAATGAGTACAAAGACCGTACCGATGTGGCATACATGGTCAACCGGTTTGCAGACCCCAACATCATGAAATTCTTCCATGCCCAGAATATTACTATTGATGCGGATGCCTTCGCACTGTCAGAGATGCTGCAGTGGATATGGAGAAGCGCCATTCGTGATGACCGCCCCATTAACCTATACATACCGAGCAAGCGCATGAGAGAGTTGCTCATAAATTGGATAGACACAACGAACGGAGGAAAGACGATTGCAGAATAGTTACCCTTATACATATGAAGATTCCGATGAGCTGTGGCTCAAGCAGGAGGAGATTCTTGAGAACCCGTTTGAAAACGAAGCGGAGCTGGAACGATACATAGAGCGCGAGCGGATGCGCTTTTACCGAGAATGGTTTCAATATACAGCCGAAGACTACGAGTAAGGATTTTATTTTTTTCCTTATCATAGCAATTAAATATAATACAACTGTGAGGTGAGCAAGTCTGGCAAAACAGTTAGTATGTCAGAAGTATATCTTTAAACTGCATAGCAGCAGACTGCGAAAGGCCAAGTGGAAGCTGACGCTGCCCATAGCGGAGGCGAGACGAAACGATGAGGTCATTTCGCTTGCAGACAGCCAGGTATTGCGTTGGCTGGATGAGCTGAACGGGATTACCGATGCTGAGGTTAGAGCGAAGGAAATCAAGATGGAAATTCGGCGTCTGCGCAAAGAGCAGAACAGTGTGCAGAACCGCCGCCGTATCAAGCAGCTTTATGCTCAGCTGGATACTATCCAGTTCAAGCCGGATTATCTGTGCGTAATCATCGACAAGGAAAAAGACTACCACCGTGCCTGCCGTGGATTCAGCATTAACGGCATCAAGTATCAGCGGCTCTTGGGGACGAATGGCGGCGTCAAGAATGAGACGATTGTCTTTGTCAGCGAACGGCACGCAGATGAAATCCGCAGGCGTATCAACAACGGTCGCAATATGGAAAAGGCGATGGTGCCTGCCAAACTGGAAGCTTATAACGCATTGACTTGCAGCGCATCCATCCCCGTGTCTATGCCGCACGGTATTCTGGTGGTGAGCGACTGTGAGACGGAGTTCCTGTCCGATATCATTTACCTGAACGATGAGGGCGACGGCGAACCTGTGATGGAGGAGCGTAAGCAAACGACGGTGCAGCTTAAGGAGTCAGACGGATATGGCCTGATGCTTCCATCTCTGGCAAGGCGTTGGTCAGAGGAGCTTGAACTTGACTATCTTGTCAGCGGAGTGAACACCAGATTCTCATGGGAGAAGGGTATGGTATTTACCTTTGACTTTTTGGACTTCGCCGAGAATATTGCAGGGACTTACATTGTCAAGGACGCATGGGGTAACGATGTGGATGTGCGGAATGTGGAACTGATACTGACAACATCCATGCTGAAGCTGTGGGACGCCTATGACAGCTGCGATGACTATGTGCAGAATTGTCTCCGCAACGGTTATACCTTCGGCGTGGCGAAGACCTGTCCCAGAGAGCTGGAAAGTGAGAGAACACTGAACTATCAGTTCATCCAGAGCTATGAACTGGATGACGCAGATATGGAGCAGCTCATCAAGCCAACAATGGATGAGATAAAGGATGTGCTGTATGCCGATTGGGCAAAAACCGTTCTGTTTCTCAAAGGCGCAGGGCTGAACGAAGAGAATGTCGGCTGCATGGAAAATGACTTCATAAAGGCACTGATGATTGAACCACATATTCTCAACGACCCCTATGTGCAGAGCAGCGTCTACCAGATGATAAAGAACCGCATCAATGAGGCAAAGGTAGGTGTATTGAAGGTACACGGAAATTATTCCATCGTATCCGGCGACCCCTATTCTCTCTGCCAGCACATCTTTGCCATGCCGGTGACGGGACTGCTGAAAGCCGGTGAAATCTATAACCAGTACTGGTGCCGACAGGGCACGCAGAAGCTTGCCTGCTATCGAGCACCAATGACCTGCCACAATAACATTCGGCTGGTGTATCCGAATCACAGCGAAGCGGCTGCTTACTGGTATCAATATATGACGACCTGCACTATCTTCAATTCGTGGGACACTGCTGCCCATGCCCTGAATGGCATGGACAAAGATGGCGACCTTGTGATGCTGACCGATAACGATGTTCTCGTCCGCAACCTGAGAGAACTTCCTGCGCTGATGTGTGTGCAGCGTAATGCCAAAAAGAAAATCGTCACCGAGGCAGACTTCATTCAGGCGAATATCGACAGCTTCGGCGACGATATCGGAAAAACAACAAACTGGATTACCTCCATGTTTGATGTGCGGGCGCAATTCAAAAAGGGCAGCGAGGAATACGAAGTGCTTGATTATCGTATCAAGTGCGGGCAATTGTTCCAGCAGAATGCTATCGACAAGGCAAAAGGTATTATTGCCAAGCCCATGCCGAGAGAATGGCACGACCGCCACAGCGTCAACACCATTGACGAGCCTGTCAAGCGCCGCTTTTATCAGAAAATCGTAGCGGATAAGAAACCGTATTTCATGCGTATTATCTATCCTGCGCTGATGAAGCAGTACAATACATACATAAAAAACACCAATAAAAATGCCATGCGTGAATTCCAGATGACGGTAGATGAATTACTGGAGCTGCCGCCTGCGGAACTGAGTGACCGGCAGAAAGATTTCCTTCGCTACTACGAGTCCCGGATGCCCGTGGGTAATCACGACTGTGTGATGAACCGGATATGCCGCCGTTTCGAGCAAGAGTTTGATGGGTATCTCGGACGGCATGGCGCCGAAACAGAGTTTGATTATACCGTCATGAAAAGTGGAACCGCCTATACCCGCTCACAGTACAACGCAATCTTGAAACTATATGAGAATTACAACCACCGGCTGCGCAGCTATGCTGTGTTTGCGAACTACGAACGGGTAGACGAGTATGACACCTTCTCAAAGATGATGGAAATGCGCACTGAGTTTGAGCAGGAGTGCAGCAAGATTTGCTCCAATCGGTTTGCCCTGTGTGACATTGTATTGGACATTTGTTACCGGAAGAGCTCGACCAAACGGTTTGCATGGGAGATGTGCGGAAATGAAATCATCTGCAATCTGCTGAACAAGCACGAAGGATTGATTTCTTATCCGACTATCGACCCCGCCGGAGAAATCGTGTTCTGCGGGAATCGCTTTACCCTGAGACAAAAAAGACTGGAGGAATTCAATGAGCATTGTTCTTAACGAATATGACTGGGCGGAGAGAATGTTGAACAACCACGAGCTTGGTCAGAAACCCGTGGAGACGCTTAACCGTATTTCGAGATACTACTATGCGAACCAGTACAGCAAAAAGGAGATTCGGCGATTGCTTGACTCCTTTATGCTGCAGTGTGACCCGTCCGTCTCGCTTGTCCAGTGGTCGGATATTCTGGACAAGCTGACAAAGAATGTCGCCAAGTTTCCATTGATTCGGTTGGACGGGGTTGACATCACCGAGAACGAACTGCGAAAGATTGAGTCGCTTGAAGGAAAGCAGCTTCGGCGGTTGGCGTTCACGCTGTTGTGTGTTGCCAAGTACTGGGACGCCGCATCCGACAAGAACAATCACTGGGTCAACAGTTCCGATAAGGAAGTCATGCAGATGGCAAACATCAACACCTCTATCAAGAGGCAAAGCCTTATGTTTGCAGAGCTGCGCAGTGCTGGCTTTATTCGGTTTTCCAAAAAGATTGACAACCTGAATGTGCAGGTGTGTTTTATGGAGAACGGTAAAACAGCGATACATATTCAGGACTTCCGCAACCTGGGCTATCAGTACATGAAGCATTATGGTGGGCAGTACTTTGAGTGCGAGAACTGTGGCCTGACGGTAAAGGTGCAGGAGCCTGCCAAAGGCCGTCCGCAGAAGTATTGCCCCAACTGCGCTGTGGAGCTTCACACAAGACAGATTGTAAATTCAGTAATGCGCCGAAGACAGGCTTTGAAAAACTGAATCTGTTTACAAAAAGTACCCCCGTCAAACCGTTGTGCCACAAGGGAAAAGGGCGTGTTTGATGGGGTGTTGTAATGAATGATAAAAGCAAATCTATAAAATAAAAATTTGAAGCAAAGGATGATAGTTCAGTGATTGCAATTACTTTATCAGAAAAAGAGGCCATTCGTGAGAAGTTCCCCCGTGTTCACATTGTGCGCACGATGAAGAGCGACTCAAAACGGCATCATTATTATATGGTTGAGGAGGGCGCCCCCATGAGACTGCTGCGCGGCCTGCGTGGGCAGGAGCGTCCTCGTGACAAACGAAAGGGAGTGTAAGCCATAGGCACCAATACAGCAAGCTATAAAGAAATGCGCAACATCGTTATGGGAAAGCTGGTTGACCACACCATAGACGATGAGTACGAGGACTTGAGCGAGCGTCTGTTTGGTGAGGGCAACTGCTTCAACTCCAGTGAAGTCCGGAAGAGGATGTACGGGATGCGTACCATCATCGAAGCTATTGAGCGTGACGGCGAGGGCGCCGTATGCGATGAAGAGCAGCTGTCTGCACTGGAGGCCAGACGCATTGAACTGCTCAAGGAGCGACAGAAGTTCTTTGACCAGAGAAATGCATTCAACAAACTAATTCGTGAGCGTTCCCGACAGGAGGAACTTAACGAGATTCTTGTGGAGGCAGTCAGGAGCGGAAACTTACCTCGTCTTGCCTATGAGCCGTGCCACATCGAGCCGTCCGACAATGACCTGTTGGTCAGTCTCAACGACATCCATTACGGTGCGGATGTGGACAACCATTGGAATACATACAACTCAGATGTGTGCAGAGAGATGATGTGCCGATATCTGGACAGGGTCGTTGCTATTGGTGAGACTCACGGCAGCGAGAATTGTATTGTCTGGTCAAACGGCGACGCTATCAGCGGCAACATTCACCAGTCTATTGCTGTCACCAACAAAGAGAATGTGATTGAGCAAATCAAGGGTGTTTCAGAATTGATTGCAGAGTTCATTGCCGAACTGAGCAAGCATTTCAAGTCTGTGGTGTTTGTCAGTGTGGCGGGCAATCACAGCCGCATTACGCCCAACAAGGATGACGCTTTGCTCAGTGAGCGTTTAGACGACTTGGTCGAGTGGTATCTCGGCGCACGATTGCAGAACTTTGAGAATGTAACGATTGGTGCAGCGGAAGGAAACTCCGTCAAAATCGACAGCACCATGTATCTTATCAATATCCGTGGCAAGACATACTGTGGCGTCCACGGAGATTTTGATGGTTCCACCAGCAAAGTGCAGGCATTGCAGACAATGGCAAGAACTCCGTTGTACGCTGTGCTGTCCGGGCACTTGCACCATAACAAGATTGATGAAGTGCAAGGCGTCAAGACCATCATGGCTGGAAGCTTTCTCGGAATGGATGATTACTGCGTACAGAAACGAATTTACGGGAAAGCTGAGCAGATGGTATGTATCTGCGATGCAGAGGGAGTTCGCTGTTCTTACGGCGTCCCACTTCAATAAACAACCCGCGAGGGCTGTCCGCAATGGGCAGCCCTCTTCTAATTTTGGTTTGTTTCCACCACCTATTCCGTTTCTGGAGAAGGAACGCAGTACGCATATTACAAGGCA